TTACTCCTTATTGTCTGATTGAAGTTTCTTGATTTGCATCTCAACTTGATCTTGCTGGCGTTTAAGTAGCTTTTTTGACTCGTACATCACATTGCCAACTAAGCACATTACGCCGATACAGATTAAATAAAAAATCACCTCAAGTACATCTACCATTATTGACCTACCTTAATAAATGGCACTGAACTATTTGGTGTCATTGTGGTTGGTAGTACACCATTCCATTTTTCCGCAGCGGTGAGTTCAACGAGTTGACGATTTTCTTTCAACGCTTCACCCTTGGCGCGGATAGCAGCGGCCTCTGCCTCACCCGCTAAACGTACTTTCTCCGCGTCAGCTTTTGCCTGAATAACCTCAGCGTCTGCCTTAGCTTGTGCATTGACTTTTACAATCTCCGCCTGTTTTTGCTGGATAATCAGCTCACGCTCTGCGGTCTGAATTGCAACGTTCTTCTGCACGCTTTCTTCAACTCGCTTTTCATACTCTTTGTTAAACTGAATAACCGTTTGAACCGCCGTGATTTCCAGTGGATAGCCTTTTACTGCTTCGCGAATTTGAGCGGTAATATCCGTTGTGAGTTTTGCTCGGTTTTCCAAAGCACGCTGGGCCGTGTAGCCGCTGAACACAATTTCAAGGGCTTGGCGACTGCGTGGCTCAATTAGCTGGTTAATCATATTCTCCGTAGTGCGGTAGTTTTTATAAACTAAAATTGGGTCAGTGAGCTTATAAGTAATCACTAAAGCGGTAGTAACGGTCTGTGTATCGCGAGTGTAGGCAGAAATGCCACTTGTTAAATCTCCAGAACTATCGAATGAACCTAACGTGATTTTTTGCTCACGGGTGGAAAACTTAATGTCATCTTCCAACCACGACCGCCAGTGCAAACCTGCCGATTTTGTTTCGACAATTTCGCCATACTTGGTAACTAACCCAATTTCCCCCTCGTCCACTGAGAATGGCGTACAAGCAGAAAGGCTTAATGCTGCCGTGAGTGCTAAAACTAAATACGATTTTTTCATTGTTTTCTCCTGTGTTTAAGTTAAAAAAGCACGTTAAAGTGCGGTATATTTTAAATATTGTTTTAAGCGTAGCCCTATCCATTCCATTACGGGGACAGCCATACTGTTTCCAATGGACTTGTAGCGTGGGCTGTCGGGGCAATCTTCGGTGGGTTTGTTGCGATAGGGGATTTTCGTCCAATCATCAGGAAACCCTTGTAATCGTTCACATTCTTTTGGGGTGAGTTTTCTTATGGTGTGGGCGTAAGCAACGCCATATCCTTCGCCACCTTGATTTGCCCGCATTGTGAGGGCAATGTTATTGCTACTCTTAGGCGTTGTATTGCCGTTCCAGCTCACACATTGGTTGTCGTAAGCAACGGCGTGAACATCCGTGCTGGTTAAGGTATAACTTACACCCGTGTCATCAAAGCCGTTGCCATTACCGCCGTTATGAGGCTGCCGTCCGATGGTGTTACCTGTAAGAGCAATACAGGGGACGTTGTTACCGCCTGTTCCCATTCGGGCTTTTAAAGTGGGGGATAAGGATTTTTCCGCTATCCTTACCGCTTCCACGCCTTTGATTTCAAAAAGGACATTTTCTTGTCCATTATTTCGTCCCAAATAATGGGCTTGATTTTTAGCAATCATCGGGTTTTGCGTTCCGTGTATAATGAATGTTTCACTCCCGCCACTTAACGCACCACCGCAACGTTTTAGCGTCCCAGCGATGTTTGTTGAACGGTATGCTCCAAAGCTGCTTTCAGCAAAGGCGGTAGGGTTTTCTTGCGGATTTCCGCACGGCGTAATATTCCCAGACAGGCTTTGGCGCTCAACGAGTATTTCGGCGACACTTCGCCCTCTAGCACTTGCCACAAGGAACACTCTTTTACGGCGTTGGGCGACTCCGAAATATTGAGCGTCGAGGGTTCGCCAGACGAGGGTGCGTTTTGAATGCACATAACCAGCGTTTGTCCATTTTCGCCCTGCTGGTTGTAAAGGCTTTGATTCTTGAGCCAATCCAGCCAAAAGGTGTCCGAAAGCGTTGTCCTTGGTGGATAACACACCCGGAACGTTTTCCCACACAAGAACGCACGGGGGCTTTCCGTCTTGGTATCTAACATAATCAATTGCCTCTAAAATATTGATTAAAACTAAGGTTAAATTCCCCCGCTCATCATCTAGGGATTGTCGAAGCCCTGCCACAGAAAAGGCTTGGCAAGGTGTGCCACCAACAAGCACATCAGGAGCGGGGACTTCACGGTGTAAAATTTTGTTAGGCAAGGCGGTCATATCACCTAGATTTGGCACGGTTGGGAAATGGTGAGCCAGCACCGCACTTGGGAAGGGTTCAATTTCGCTGAACCATAATGGCGTAGCGAATTTATGCCAAGCACAAGAAACCGCCTCAATGCCTGAACAGATTGAGCCATAAGTAAACATTTTGATTTCCTGTAGAAAATTATTGACTGTTGCGAGTAATCCCTATCTCATCTTCAAATGCCAGCAATCGCACGGCTTGGAGTTGAGATGTGTTCTGTTGCAAATGGCATTCATATTCGCTAAGCAAAAAACTATCTTTCTCTACCTTAATACCAATATCACGATCTTTGAAAACGATCTCGACATCAATAAAGGTGAATGCGTCCTCAAGGGCGTTTCCTCGCCTGATGTTGTTAATTAAGACGTGATCGACAAAATAGTCAAAAGGCTTAACGTGCAGCATTGCGAGGCGTTCGTAAAATAGGCTTTTTAAACGTTGTTGGCATTCGATCACGTTGTCGAGTTGAATATCTACGCCGTAAACGCTCGCTAGTGCTTGATACATATTCAGCACTTTGTAATAAGGGTGCTTTGGACCTACGAGGATTTTACATAGCTTGCGGTTTAGAATGTCGTATAAAAAATTCCCCGTGCCACAGCTGGGTTCGAGGATTTTCTTTTCAGGCTCAAAGCTCTCTTCGGGTAAAAGTGCGGTCATTTTTTGCACCAGTTTTTGAGGTGTGTACACCTCGCCAAACGCTCTTACCCTCGCCTTGGATTTGATGAGTTTTTGCATTGAGGTTTTCCTAAGATTATACTGGGAATTTAAAAAACAAAAGCCAATGTGTGTTATTGGCTTTACCTGATTTATGCCCAATTAGCGGTTGATGTCCGATAGCTTTAATAATTTCACTGACTGTGATTTGCGTTTCATTCCACTTGAAAACGAGCGTGCCGCAGCCATCAAGCACACGCATACATTCATCAAAACCTTTTTTGAGCTGTGTTTGCCAGTCTTTGTTTAGACGGCCATACTTTTTCACGAGCCAGCTACTATCACCACCTGCCTTTAAATGTGGTGGGTCAAAGATGACAAGTTTGAATGATTTATCGGGGTAGGGCATATCGGTGAAATCGTGGATAACGTCAGGATTTATCTCAAGTTTGCGGAGCTTATCCCTATCTTTCATTGTGGTTTCAAGCCGTCTATTATCGGCAAACAACACATTCGGATTTTGCTTGTCGAACCAAAACATACGGCTACCACAACAGGCATCTAAAATGGGTTTTTGCATAATTTATTCCAATAAAAAAGCCTAACTTGCTAGGTTAGGCTAGTGATAAATATGTTGGTAATTGAGTTAAGATTTTGGTTCATCAGGTAATGGTTGCCAATGTGCATATTCTTCTTCTAATAAACCTAATATTTCTTTCCACATTTCTCTGAAGGTAACCTCTCCGCGATTATCACAGTAGTCTTGAATATCTTTTATCAAGATATTTAGTGTGTTTTTTGATAATTTCTTATAATGATTTTTTATGAAAGAACAGACATCATTTACTGCATAAGTGCTTCTTCCTAGTGCATATCTTTCTGCATAAACCACTAAATCATTAAGTTCATATCTTGCGATTTCTACTTTCATTTTATAAATCCTGTTATTTGACGAAAACACCGTTAATCATTATGATAATAAAAAGCCACTTGTTACAGTGGCTTGTTATGCTTTTGGTGGCTGGGGTACTGGTATCCAATATTCAGCAGAAGTAATAAATTCTGTCTCATCATTTGGATCATAGATAAGCAGTAATTTGTATGGTTTGCCTTCGTCATTGATAAAGTCATAGTCAATTGCTTTAACTAAACCTAATCCCGCTCCATTCTCTATTGAATAATATAAAACTTCTGAACCAATATCGGGCTGTTTTTCATTCGCACTAATCCACTCACTCATTTTTTACCTCTACTTTATAATTTAGCAATGCTTTAGCCATTGCTTCTGCCCCTTCTTGAGTTTCAAAGACTAGATTGTTTTTAATTAGGTGGTAATCAATAGCATTATCTATATAAAAGCTACTTATATTAATTAAATTAGGTGTAACTAATGTTACGTAATAATACTTTGCACCATTTATCCACGTTTCTTCTGTTACTGGTTCAGGCACTTCGATACCATTAATAAAACGTTTAGGTTTAGGTTTAGGTTCTTCCCACATTCCGACAATATCTAACTCGTTTTCTTTGCATTTGGCGAACTCGCCTTTAAGTGTCCAACTGTGTTCTCCGATACTAATACTTCTGTCACGAAATCTTTTCCATTCTACGAAGCCCCGTAATGGGTAATTCGTACTATATTCATCACCGAGAACGTATTTAATATACGCTTTTCTTCCGTTACTCAATCTAACTGGCTCACCCGCTAAGGCTTTTTCTAAATTAAATGGTTTCATTTTAATTTTCCTTACAAAAATAACCAACCTACTAGCACACCTAGACCGAAAACAACAACTGCTATAAAAATAAGTATTGTTAGTATTGCTGTACCAAAATCGTTTAAATACATAATTAAACTTCCTTTGAAAATTGATATAAGTTAGTAATTGACACTCGTTTGTTATAAGATTCACTTTCTAGATTATCAGTAATAAATACATCACCTAACCGTGAAACATTAATAAATTTATGTTTAATCCCGTTATACATACAATATAAAGGGAATTGTTTAACATACTCCTCAATGTCAAAACTTAAGGTGGCGGGAACATCGTGCATTGACATAATCCAACGTGCATAATTAATATCTCCTGGCTCTTTTAGTAGGGGACAATCTTCCGAGACAAAACGCAAGCCGTGATAAATAAAGTCTCGTACGTGTAAAGTTTCTTTAATTTCCATAATCAATCCTCCACTGGCACAATCAATAAATTTTTAGGGCTAATATCACGATATTTAATTTGATATGCGTGTACTTGTTTTATTTCATCAAGTGGCAAACCATATCTTGTTTCTCGGACTATATCCCAGCCAGAGGATTTGGAATATTCTAAAAGAATGTATTTCCCTTTTTGTGGATTTATATATTCTATTTCTGTCATTATTTATTCCCCTTGCTATTTTCTTTTACGTTTAAAGTGCGGTCGTTTTTGTGCTTGTTTTCTTAATTCAAGAATATCGATTCTTTGATTTTCGATAATTTTTTGCAAGCCGAGCATTTGTTTAGTTTGCTTGCTGATTGCGTCTTCTAATACAGCAATTTGTTTGGCATAAGCATTAATTTCAGCTTTTAATATTTTTGCTGCCAAGCGTTTTATAATGTTCATACTCTTTCCTTTTCTCCACCAAATTCATTGAGCAATCTCTTAGTTAATTCTGAAATGGTTGCAGCCATTAATAAAAAATCCGCGTCAAAGCATTGAGCAATATCTTCTTTGGCAATGTCATCATTTTTCTCTTTGATTTCATCAGCAAATTTAAGGCGTTTGAGTGTGCCATCATCACAAAGTACAAAACTTAAATTCCCTTCCCATTCTAGAGCGATTTTTGTTACCACTTTTCCCGCCTCAAGTAATGAGTAAATTTCGTTGCTATCTAAATCTTGTCGCTTAAATTTAGCTATGCCATCTTCTTTTAACCCCGTCAATTCGGCTTCTTCCAGCACGGTTAGCCAATCAGGTGCTTCATTTACCCAGTTTGTCATAACTAGCGATGCGTCATTTGCAAAGGCGAGTGGAATAACTGGCAATGAGCCTAGGGATTTACGTAGTAACGCTAATGCATCTTCGGCTCGTTTAGCGGAAGCCGCGTCCACATAAATCAACTGGTTTTGCGTATCAATCCAAAGTGCGGTGTAGGTGCTACGGGTAAAGGCTTGAGGCAAAAGAGAGGCAACCACATCATCTTTAATAGACAGCCTTTCGACTTTTTTGAGTTTACGCCCTTCTTTTTCTTCTAACGCTTTTACTCGGTTAGTTAGCTCTTTGGTTACGACATAATTTGGCAAGATTTTTTCTTCTCGCTGGGCCACAAGTAGGATTTGCCCATTTGCCTCAAAGCAGAGCTGTTCACTCGTGCTAAGTGGTGCAATCCAGCCAAATTTACTTGCCTCACTACTACCGCAAGGCGTAAATTCACAGGCCTCAAGTTGGCTTGAGAGGTTGGAAAAATCCATCGCTTTTGTTAAGCGGTAAATCATTGCATTTTTAAACCAAAACATTTTCTTTTCTCCAATAAAAAACCGCTATTTAGCGGTTAAATTTTATGAATTTTTAATGATCATTCACTGCAACCACCAAAGAACTGATCAAATATTAATTTGTTAGGCATATTGGTAACCTTACCCGCTTCATCAATATGTAAATCAATATAATCGCCATAATCATTAGGTAAACAATCAGGAATATAATCATTAATCAGTGAGCTAATAACATTTTTATTTTCATCTAGTAAATAATATTCTCCCTCATCACAGATTTTCATATTCATTTTTGCGGGATGGTTTTCTGGCCAGTTTTCAATTTTAGATGCATCTAAATCAATTATTCCGCACCATTGATCACCATCGCGCAACGGAAAATTATAAGGGATATCTTCGTCGTCATATCTAACAGGGATTACTAGTTTTATATATTTGATATTAACTTGTTTTGTTGTTGGTATTTCGATAATCATATGTTTTCTCCTCCTAAGTCTGGATGAATATGTTGAGCAAAAGGCAGACTTACTGCCGAAGTTGGCTCAAATTGCTTGCCCGTTGCTAATTGAGCGTAGCCGATAATGTCGTCCCAGTGGTCGGGGAAGTTTTCATCACCGTTGCAAATTCGGGTAAGTTTGGCGGCAATCATTGTGGCGGCGTAGGCTTTGACTTTGTTGCGTTCAAAAAGCTGGCTGTCAATAATCGGTTTCATCAGGTGATAAAAGGTTTCTGCACCGCTGATAAAATCGCCGTGCGTTTTTGCTCGTTCGTTGAGTAGGTCTGTGTTCATTGTTACCTCGTAAAAAAGCCCTCAACTGAGGGCATTTGTCTAAAAAATTGTCTAGATTTTGTCTAGAATTGTCTAAATTAGACAACTTAGAACGGAATATCATCATCTAGCTCATCACCATTATTCTGCGCTGGTGGCGTGTAGTTGCCGTTTTTAGCGTTGGCATAAGCATTGGATTTTGTTGATTGCGTTTGACGTGGTGGTGCGTTTGTTTGCGCACCTTGTCCATCTTGGCGACTGTCTAGCATTTGCAATACATCGCCTTGAATTTCGGTGGTGTAACGCTCAATGCCTTGTTGATCTTGCCATTTTCTGGTTCTGATACGACCTTCCACATAAACTTTTGAGCCTTTTTTGAGGTATTGCCCTGCAATTTCCGCTAACCGCCGATAAAGTACAATTCTGTGCCATTCGGTGAGTTCTCGCCGTTCGCCTGTTTGTTTATCCGTCCAGCTTTCTGATGTCGCCACGCTGATTGTTGCAACCTGATCGCCATTTTGCATTGTGCGGATTTCTGGATCGTTGCCTAAATTGCCGACGATGATGGCTTTGTTTATGCCTGCCATTGGTTTTCTCCTTTAAGTGCCTTAAGTGCGGTCAAAAATTCGGGAATATGGTAATCAAACGCTTCCATCAATGCTTGATTTCGTTCTACCGTGAATAAATAAAGCGGCTGCTTTTGATATTCGGGGCAGTAGCTGACGAAATCCCACGTTTCATAGCCTGTTACCCACAGATTCGCTTGCACTTGGATAACATATTCAAGCGGTATGCCCCCTTCAATAATGTAAGTAATGTGTGTGCTCATTTTCGGGCATTTAATTTCTAACCCTTTTTTCAGTTCGGGAATGAGTCCATCAGGGCTAACCATTACTTCTCGTTTCTCATCAAGGTACACGCCGCCGACTTGCTGTACTTTGTTGCCAGTCAAGAACTCATAAGCACCGCGTGCAAGCGGTTCAAGCTGGTTGCCACGCTCCATATAATCAGATTTATAACGGCTATCAGGTAAACCTAAAATGCTTTCTTCGACCAACTCGGCAAGGTATTTTATATAGGTAGCGGATCTATCACCGCTTATTCGAACGATATTTTTGAACCCCGTACCGGTAGGAATGCCTAACCGTGCGGTTAGCCATTCTTCCGAACCTTGTTCACAATCAAGGGTGATCAAACCGTCTATCATAGTGGAACTTCCTCGCTCGCCTTGTTGTTGTCATTTTGTGCAGATTCATCTAATCGCCCGTTAAGGGTCTTGATAAAATGCTCCGCTTTCGCTTTTGACAACTGCTCAATACTTTGCACACTGTAGTAGGCAAAGGCTTTTTCAGTGTCAGTGTTCGTGAGCTGAATAAGCTGATTGAGGGTGTCGATTTGTTCAGATGTGGCTAATTCGACTGCTTGCCCTTCAATCACATTCGGTTTTGGCGTTACATTTAACGGTTCTTTTTGATTTTCTACAATGCGTTCAGCTTCGTCTTGGTCATAAATACCAGTAAAGCCAAAAGCTAACCTTGCACATTGGATCATCGCTTTGTGGCGTAACATTCGTTTTGGGTGCGATTTCCACGGTTGCGTGTTGCGGCTACATTCGATCATATATTCCGTAACTGTTGTTGGGCGAGTGCGGTCTTTGCGGTAGATATTACAGGTGCAACTGTTATCATCATTAAAGGTAAATTCAATACCGTCAAATTGTGGGTGGTCGTTCATAATGCGAGACCAACCATCCACGCCGACAATCGGCACAATGCCACCGTTATTTGGGAATGCGTAGATTTCATTTGTCCAAGGGTTTAAGCCGTGTTGGTTAGCAACAACCAGTAGGGCGGTCATTTGGTCGGGGCTTACATTTTGCCCACGAAAGGCAGTTGCCATTAGGGTTTGTGGTAGATTTTCGCTACTGCCCATTTCAAAGCGTTCAGCGAGTTTATTTGTTAAGGTTTGAAGTGCTGTTGTCATCGTATAATCCTTATTGTTTAACAATCGTTGCAGTAATTCCCAACGCTTTCACTGGAGCGAAATATTCTCTTAATTGTTCAAGCGTTCCTGTAAATGGGATTTCTTGAGCTGGGATTTTGAGAATAAATTGCGTTGCCGTTGCTGCCGTTTCTTGTGTTGGCGTTTGCGGTTCAATATGCGCCGTGTTTTCATTGGTTTCTGTTTTCTCGTTGGTTTGTAATGCGTTAAGGTTTGCTTTCGCTTCTGCGCGAGCTTTTGCCTCTTGCTCCGCTTTGGCTTTGATTTTCGCTTCACGTTTTTCTTCATCAGCAATGCGTGCTTGAATGATAGGTTCAAGGTCGTCATCACCAGTAATCAGGTTGAGCCAATCCTTAAAGAGATACTCATAAGAGATAGGGATTAGCTTGCGGCGCGCTGAAAGGCGTGCGGCTTCTGCTGCAATTTCTGCCCCGATAAGGGTTTCTTCGGCATTTACAGCTTTCGTGAGAGTAGCAAGGGTGCTACGGCGTTTGGTTGCTTCGTCTAAGCGTTTTTTAATCGTGGCTTTTGAGATAACCTGTTCAAGTGCAATGCACACATCATTTTCAAAGCCTGATTTAATGACGGCAAGTCGCTCAAATGCGTCATTAACAATGCTCGCTTTGATTTCCGCTTCTTTGGTTTTCACCAGCTTTTCACGCTCTAAACGAGCTTGGCGGAAACGTTCTGCCATCGCTTGAGCCTGTTCAATAAGCTGTTTAATTTCGCCATTTTGAGCATTGGCAATGGCTTCTTTAGTGCGTTTTTCTAGCTCGGTTAAATCTTTAATGTCTTGCTTTGCTTGGGCGAAGTCGTCATCCGTTTCAAATCTGTTGCTAAGCCCGGCAAGATAGTTTTCGGCTTGTTGTTGGAAGGTGGAAATGTTGGTTGAAAGCACTTTGCTTTCGGTGGATAAAATTAAATTGAATTCCATTATTAAATCCTCTGAATGATTTTTTTGCTTGGCTAATTTCTCGATGGTTTGTTGTCGGTAGGGGAGGTAATCCGCTCCGCTTCCTACGGCAAGCCAAAATAAATCGTTGTCGCACAGGGTTTGGGTGAACTCGTCAAAGAGCGTTTCATCGCCCTTTCTGATTTGCTCGTCAATGCGTTGGATTTCTGCTTGTAACCGTTCTTCAAAGCCATCTTCAGCGTAATGGGCTTCTAACAATCGTTCGCTTTGGCGATCGTAGGCTTGTGCGATTTGTAGGTAATTCATTGTTCCTCTCCTGTGCTTGTGTCGCCTTGACCATATCCGCAAGCATTGCGAACATTTCAGGTTCAAGCGTGATGGTTTGGGCGTTGGCTTTGCGGTCAAGCATTAGCCGTACTTTGCCGTTTTTGTCCACGAGATAACCATTCAAGCCATAAGGCGTAAACGGCTTGCGTGGCGTGACTTTTTTACGTTGGGTTTTAATCGTTACGGTTTGGATTTCTTGTGGGCTTTCGGTGTTCATTGTGGCTTCCTTTGTCTGTGTGGGTTCTTCTTTTCGCATTGGAATAACGGGCAACTCAGGCGTATTTTTGGGCTTTGGTGTGGCAGTTCGCCATTTATCATCAGGTATTGCGGGCAGAATAACTTGATAAGGAGAAGTTTTTTCAAGGTCGAAGTTTGGAATAACCGTTGAGGTTTTCACCGCTCCTGAATGTTGTAAGTTGTAGCTATCAATAATTTTATTTAGACGGTTGATTGCCACTTTTTGATTCACCATTTTTAATGTGGCTTTCCATAATTTGTCATTAATCCAACATTCACCGTGCCAATAAAATGAAACAGGGTCTTGAATGAGTTTGTAAAGATACTTGCGTTTTTTACTTGCCATTGTCTAACGCCTCCTGCAAAAGTGCGGTGTAATTTTTGAGGTATTTTTCAGCCTCAACGGTTAAATTGGGCGGTAAGTCGCCTTGTTCTTGTTGCCACTCAAGGTTGGCTTGGCGTTCCATTTCGGCGAGTTGTTCAGTGCTGAAACCTTGCATTGCGTAGTAATCTTCCGCTGTTTGTGCGTAGGCTTCGGCAAGGCTAAGCACAACGATAGTGGCAACAAGAAAGAGTAGGGTTTGTATTGTGTGTTTGATAAGGTCGTGCATTTTTTGTTTCCTCTGTGCAGGCTAAACTTCAACAAATCCACTATAGGGATAGAGGGAATAAACGGGCTGAATGCCTCTTGCTTTGAGTTTGCTTTCAAGGGTTGAAATTAAAAACAGAGGTGCATCAACCAACACATAATCGGCATTAAGTTGTGCCGCCATTGTGGTTAGATAGGCGGCACGCTCTTCAATCAATGCTTTGCTCGGCTGGCTGAAGAAGGTTAATGCTCGGTTGAATTGATGGCGTAACGCTGGATCGACATCAATAACACCAGCAGATTTTTGCTCTGGTGTTGCTTCTTTTGCGGTTAAATTAATAAAAATTTTCATTTTTTTGTACCTATAAAAAAGCCCACCTGTTACAGTGGGCAAACTTAGGAGTATTTATGTCTGCACGGGTTTAACGCCTTCCGTGTGGGCGTATTATTCACCTAATCTGGATTTAGCCACTTCGATCAAGAGTTGATATTCTCTTTTCGTTTTTTCATCGTGAACTTCCGCGGATTTTTTCAAAAACTCCTCAACAGAGCCACTAAAACATCCTCTAGTAGCCCACAATACTCCTTGCTTAGTTTTAAATACGGTTAATGTTCCGTACTCCGTACCAACATTCGAAAACCATACAATATCAGATCTCTCGGACACTTTGGCATCACCGCACACCACGGCATTACCGTACACCTTGGCATCACCGCACACCACGGCATTACCGTACACCACGGCATCACCGCACACCACGGCATCGCCGGACACCTTGGCATCACCGGACACCACGGCATCGCCGTACACCTTGGCATCACCGTACACCTCGGCATCACCGTACACCACGGCATCACCGGACACCACGGCATCACCGTACACCACGGCATCGCCGTACACCTTGGCATTACCGTACACCACGGCATCACCGCACACCACGGCATCGCCGGACACCTTGGCATCACCGGACACCACGGCATCGCCGTACACCTTGGCATCACCGTACACCTCGGCATCACCGTACACCACGGCATCACCGCACACCTCGGCATTATCGTACACCACGGCATTACCGCACACCACGGCATCGCCGTACACCTTGGCATCGCCGGACACCTCGGCATCACCGGACACCACGGCATTATCGTACACCTCGGCATCACCGCACACCACGGCATTATCGTACACCTTGGCATCACCGCACACCACGGCATCACCGTACACCTCGGCATCACCGTACACCTTGGCATCGCCGCACACCTTGGCATCGCCGTACACCTTGGCATTACCGTACACCACGGCATTACCGCACACCACGGCATCGCCGGACACCTTGGCATTACCGGACACCTTGGCATTACCGGACACCACGGCATCGCCGTACACCTTGGCATTATCGTACACCTTGGCATTATCGTACACCCAGGCATCGCCGCTCTGATCTAAGTTTGACTCTTTCTCAATATAGCCACCCAAATCACCAGCACTAACGCCGATTGATGCGATTGCTACTAAAGCTTTTATGCGATAGAGTTTAATTTTAGTTGTAAATCCGATCTCAATATATTCATCGGTTAATTCATATTTTTTCACTGCGTTTCTCCTATTTCTCATCTCATTTAGAACCGCACGCAAAGCCACGATGAAAAAGACTAAAAACGAGCGGCTAAGAATGCGGTTTTGAATGAAAGTTATGACAAGGCACACTAACTACGGCAAGAAGATTGGTCTAAAATAATCCGTAGATAATGACTCAGTGTGCCTTGTGATAAATTGGCGACCGCAGTAGGACTTGAACCTACAATCTCAGGTGGTGACAGCACCTTAGCTTATCCTTTTGCTATGCGGTCCTTTTGTTGCTGTTGCTTTTTGAGTTTTATCAATTTTTCTCGTAGTTGAATAAACACATTAAAAGTTTGTTTCACACTGCTGTCTAATTCGTGGTAATTCAGCTTATGTCGCCATAGCATTTCATTACGACTGATTAGTTCTAAATTAGATAACTCACAATTTTGAATATTGCCGTCTTTAAACCACAAAACAAATCCTTGAGGGATTTTGCCAAAGGCTTGTTCCCAGATAACGTGTGATTTTCTTTCATAACGCTTAACTCCTGTTTTTATCAACACGGCTTTTGCCATAGGGCAAAATCGCTCGTAACCAATAGGCTTTAAATGTTCTCCTTTTTTAAATCGCCCATTTCTACCAGTCAGCCAACCTCTTTTAGCACACAGTGCCCTAATTACTTGTGCGGTCTGATTACGGTTAAACTTTTGATTAAATAGTTTGGTTAATTCCGCTTGCGGTAAAGTGCAATTTTCTTTGATAAAGGCTAACTCTTCTTTGGTATATCGATTGCAATGTTGAACCGTTGAGATAATTCCTAATCGTTTTTTTAGCTTTCTAAAAACCTGCCTATTCTTTAGCAAACCAAATTGTTGATAAAAGGCCTGAATGAGATCTTTAGGAGCTAAATCTTTATGTTCACGGATAAAAGCAATATGTTCATCAGTAAACCTAAAGCGTTTTTTTGTCATTTTGTGCCTTTGATATTCTTAAAAAATCGGGTGCATCTGCCTCAATAGTGCGGTCACCGAAAAGCTGCATTGCTTTAATGGCTGTATTAGAATTTTGAATGATATTCGATGCAATACCAGATACCGCATTCGCTCTAGCAATTTCCCTTTTTAATTCTTCATCTGTTAAATCTTCATCTAACAATTTTTCTAATTGACTAAAAAGATGGTTGTTTAAATCAGTAATTTTATTTTTCATCGTCTAAATCCTCATTAACTCCTGACAACCACGGCGGATTTTTTGTGTGGCCCGCACGGTATTTACGCCGATTTCGCCTTTGTGGTAATTCGGTTTGACGGCTTGAAATTGAGCCGCCGCTTTTTCAATTTGGGATTTTGACGGAATCGGCAACATTACAAGTGCGGTCTTAATTCGGTCAGGTTTTCCCGTTTTGATTTTTTTCTGGCGAGATTTGGCAAACATTCTTGCTAATCTGCCAGCCTTGCCCATTGAGCGAATTTCTGCCTTTTCGCAGTATTTTTTGCTCGCTGGGTTACGTTCAATGACGATATTCATCATTCACCTCCGTTGTTGTTATTTATTCAATGCCGCACTTGTCTAACGTTCATCTCGGCTCGGTATCACGGTTGATTCTTTGCATTGCATTCCTCTCGGTTCTGCTGCCTTGGTTCTCCGTAAATACGGCATTGAATAAATAAGCCTGTTTGCCTCAGCCCCACTGGCACAGACTTGCCAACCTTTCGGCTTCCTTTTGTAAAAAGGGGAGTGGGTTCTAAATTGTTAAAGAGCATCATCACCAAGATGAAATATTGAATTAGCTAAATTTATGTAGTAGCTTTAAAAGCAACCTTGCAATGCGTGATTGTGGCTTGACTGGAACATATATTGAACAGTAAAGCTCACCATCAATAGTTGCTTGGGACATTGCTTTGACTTTTTCTTGTGCTTCTTCAAATGAGTTGGCGTAGACATCTGAACACCACTTCTTTCCTTTGAAGAAGTAAGAAATTGCATAGCGTTTCATTTCGTTTTGCATAAGGAGTTACCTCTATGTATTTTGAAATTTTCAAAGGTGTTAATGGTCAGTGGTATTGGCGACTAAAAGCCGCCAATCACGAACCTATAGCTCAAAGTGAAGGTTATACGACCAAACAAAACTGCTTACATTGTATCGGGCTTGTTATGGACACTAACCGACAAACACCTGTTCGCGAAGTTTAATTATCCAAGCCCTGTTACCGCAGGGCTTTTTATTTCATCTTGATTGTTAAAGAGCATTAAACGTTGTTTCGTTTTGATGGGGGTATTAAATCAAAAATTTAATTATTTGTAAATATTTAATTTATCAAATAAATATAAAATTTACACCAAAAGTAAATATATTGTTGATTTTTAAAGGAAAATAATTTGAAAAAATTTGTTTAATTGCTTATCTTTTAAACAAAGAAGGCGTAAAAAAGTGGAAATTGAGAAATGAATTTTGCTGGAATACCATTTTCGTGGCGTCACGAAAATGGTTCTAAGGGATTTGAGGCAAAAGAAAACCGCCGTGGGGGCGGTTTGATGTTTTAAGCGGCGAGTTTTTCAAGCCAAATATCTTTTTTATCATAAGGCAGAATCTTTGCCGGAGATTGATTAAAGAGCAGAATAAGTTTATTTAATTGATCACCTACTGCTTTATCATCAATGACCACATAAGATTCATCATTTGTTTGTGCTGTTGGATTGGTCAGATCCATTATTTTACCTAGAACGCCATAAGCACTGCTCCAACTGCCTTTTGCTTTTACACTCGTTGTAAAAATCTGTTTGGTGTGTCGCTCTCCGCCGGTTAATGAAATTGGGATTGTAATTTGATGACCGCTCAATCCTGATTTTTTCACATCAAATCCGATATTTTGAGGGAATTGATGATGGCGAAAATCAGACTTTACCATCATCTCGAATTTATCTATTGGCACGTTGTACCAATCCATAGCAAGCGTATCTGTGATAATTGCCGCTTGAATGATGCGTTGCAAATTATGTGTAAGCATTTCACCGCTTGTTGTCGTGTTGATTTCCGCTCGATCGTTCAAGTTTAATCCGTAACGTTTTAACGTGCTTTTTATTTGGTCGATACGGTTAGTGGTTAGATTGATTCCTCGAGCGTTCATTTCCCACAAAGTTTGAGCATCGTCAGTGACAGTAAAACGATTTTCTCCCACTTGTTCAATGTATGCCTGAATAACGCTACCATCTTCAAGAGTGAAAGGGGTATTAATTAAAATCAAATCATCGGCAATAGAATGACATTCATAGCCTAGATTGGATAAGACTGTGCTGCATATCATAATAGCTCCATTTGTCCGTTGTTTGATAAGATTGGGTGAGGAATTTGCCCCACTGCGACAGTATTAAATTTTGCTAGAAAATAGCACATCAATTCAAAAAAATCATTTGATTTTTGATATTTTTCATCTAGTAAATAGCCCGTTTCTTGGTTTTCTTTACCGTGTAGAATGTGGTAGTGAGCACCACAAATACGGCTTTCGGCTATGGGCTTTACATGAGTTATTTTATTTACATGAACTAACTTTTCACCTTGATCAATAGCAAATAACCGTCTGTTTTTATAAAAAGCAATAAAGTTCATCGATGGCATTAAATTTTCTCTACGAGCAGGACGATAGGCAAAATAGGCCCTAAGCTGAGGTATAGGTAATCCATCACTATCGAAGAACGGAAGCTTTAACTCAAGCCAATAAGGATAAGGCTGAGTTTTTTGTTTTTTCCCCCATGTGGCTCCTTTAAAATGAATTTGTTTTTCTATCGCCATGATATGATTGATTTCTTGCTGGGGAATAATAATATCTTCAATACTTGCCATATCGTTCCTTTAAACTTTATATCATTGATATTCGCTCTTCTAGTTGCTACAAAGCTCTATTCGTTCTTTTACCTAGCCCACAAAATTCAACTTCTGGCTTTGGTGGACTATTGTTACAGCTCCAGCCTATGCTCAACCGCCACACCCAATAAAATTCAATTACTGGTTTGGTGGTTACAAATAACTCCTATGCTCAACCGCCACGCCCATTATGTTTGAGTTTATAGATCAATCATATGTAATGGCAGTGCTTTGACCAATTTTCCCATAATGTAACAACGTTCCAATTCCTCTTGAGTAAAATCTAATGGGGCGTAGTGAGGATTGTCCGATAAAATTTTTATTCCGCCATTCGGCACTTGTTGTAGGCGTTTAATGAATAATTCTCCATGTTCATCAACAAAAGCAAACTCGCTGATTAAGTCAGTAGATAATTTGGTTAATCCCTCTTCATAACCGATCAATGTTTCTACAGACAAATGTAGGTTATCAGCAAGATCTTCTCTTGATATACCTTTTCGTTCTCTGATTTCTTTAATTCGTTTGGCTATGTTTTTCATTTTTCTTTCTGCATTAGTATTACATCAATTTTAGTTTCAATACGCTGCAATAGATCCAATTTAGTCTCAAGGCGTGCCAATTGAGCTTTGATCTCAACCAAATCTTCTGTATACAAAGTGCCTTCATTATTTACTTGATTTACCAAACCGCCATTCATTGTTGTACCAACGACATTTAGTGATTTATTACCAGATATAACTGAATTATCGCTATTATCCTTCCCTAATATCCACTCAACAGGATAGCCAAAGTGCTTGTGTAACTTTAGTGCTGAATCAACACTGACCTTGCCATTCTTAAACCAGTTATTTACGGCTTGAGGAGATACATCTGCTATTTTTGCTAATCCGATTTTACTTCCAATTTCTTTAACCATTTGCTCTAAACGCTTAATAACGAGCTGATCTTTCAGACTTAGTTCTACTTCTTGATGCTCCAAACTTTCCATTTGCTTCTCCTTGTTTTGATTTTGCATAGATTAAATAAATTATTTAGTTTTTCAATAAATTAAATGTTTACAAAAATCAACTCTTGATTTATCATTTGTTGATTGCAATTAAATTTATAGTTGAGGTTATTTATGACACCAATAGAAAAAGCAATCTTGGCTGTTGGCTCACAAGCCAAACTTGCTAAAGCTCTAGGCAAAAATTCTCAATTCATTTATAGAATGAAAAAATCTGGGGGAAGGATCTCTACGCAAGATATTTCTGCGGATAAGTGGAAAGAAGTAACAGGGCTATCTAAAAGAGAGCTCTTCCCAGAATTTCAGGATTAATTTACCAAACCCACCCAAAAACAAAACCACAAAATCCACAAGGAATTTATGGCAATGAAGAAAACGATTATTGAAATGATAGAAAAGTGCCAAGGCGGAAAAGCAGCCGTTGCGGGCTTTCTTGGTATGACAGAGCAGGCATTGAATAACCGCCTTTATCAAACGAAAGGACAGCGTTTCACCTGCGAAGAATTGATTGCCATTGAGCTTGAATATGGCGTAAGTAATTGGTCGGATGAAATCAATCGGCGTTTAGGCAAGGTGAGTTTTGCTGTACCGAACGAAAACGAAACTGACTTAGTCGAGCTATCGCAGTTACAACTGCAAGAACTGGCAGAGCGTGGGATTTTATTTGCCAAGCTCAACGAGTTTTTGAGCGACGGCGTACTGACGCAGGAAGAGCAAGATGTGTTGCATAAGTTATTGCACAAATCACAACAGACCACGGCAAAAGCGATCGAAGTGGCGATTGCTATTCATAAGCAATAGGGAGATAGAAAATGAGCTTACGGCAGAGATTTAAAGATGCCTTTAAATTCAGAAACCTTAAACATGCTTCGCCACTTACATTTTCCACACTGAAACGGGAATGTGCTGAAACTTCCTCCTGCGACCGTGAGACAGTTTGGGCAATAAACCGCTTCGATGTACCCGCTAGAGGTTTTTTTAAACGCCGCACCATGTTCAAAGATAAATTGTTCAGCTTGGCGATAACTCGCTATTTCATTCTCAAGTGCGGCACACTTTTCTTTATATTCGGACAGTTCTTTTTGAGCCGTTTCGTGAGCATATCTGAGTATTTCAATTTGATCCTTGAGCAAAGCAACACGCTCACTCAAGACAGCGTTACTCTCAAAACCAGAGAGCAAATCAAGCGTGGTTTTGACAGAAGTGAAAATAGAGGACATATCCATAGCAAATCTACTCGTTGTGAAAATGCATTAGATTGTAAGAAAAAAGTAAATTTTAAGCAATAAAAAGCCACCGTTGGCACGGTGGCAATTAAGAGCTATAAGGAGCTACATAGATGACGAAATTATTACCGATAAATACAGAAAAATCAAGTATTACGATGAGCAGTCGCGAAATTGCTCAATTATGTGAAAAACAACACGCTCACGTTATGCGTGATATTCGTAATATGCTTGATGAACTCTATCCAAATATGGATAGTCTTGATTTTAAAGGGATTTTTATTATTAAAAATCCTGAAACAGGTTTAACAAGTGAAATTCGTTTACCAAAACGAGAAACGATGATTTTAGTTTCTGGCTATCGGATTGAGTTAAGAGCCAAGATTATTGATCGTTTAAATGAACTAGAAAATCAGCAAAAAAACACCGCACTTTTGCCTAATTTTAACGATCCTGTTGCTGCCGCTCGGGCTTGGGCGGACGCAAAAGAACGCGAGCAGCGGGCATTGGTTCGAGAGCAACAGGCTTTACTGGAAAATCAACAAAAATCTGAACAAATCGCTTCGATGGAAAGTTATTTCCGCAATGGAATTTCTCCATTTGAATTTGTGAAAGGGTTGAATGGGGTTAATGCGTTAAAAGTGGGTGAGTTTTTGATTGGCAAAAACTGGCTGTATCAAGATAACCGAACAAAACGCGTTAAGTCCTACGCCCGAGATCAATATCTCACGGAAGAAACCACAGAAATTTCTCAACACGGTAAAGATCCATTTATCGCTTATAAACCCGTGTTGTTAAAGAAAGGAGCAGCAAAGCTCTATGAATGGTATGTGAAAGGCAATTTGCCGATGAAAGCAAATTGGAACGGTGAATTTACGCAAGATAAGGCGGTGGGGCTATGAGTAACCAATTTATCCCAAATTCATTCCAGCTTCCTAATGCAGTGGTTGATGACTTAATCTGCGATTTAACTGGTTCAGAACTTAAATGTTACTTAGTGATTGTGCGTAAAACAAAAGGCTGGAACAAAGATTGTGATGCGATTTCTATTAGCCAGTTAATGGAAGTGACAGGGTTGAGCAACAGAGCTGTGATTGATGCCTGCAATCATTTAACGGAAATCGGGTTATTAACTCGCCAAAAAGGGGCAAGAGGGGTGAATGTTTTCACGCCTAACCTGTGTAAAAAGTTCACTAGTGAAGAAAGTTCACCTGTGAAAAAAGTTCATAGCACCTGTGAAGAAAGTTCACAAGATCCTGTGAAAAAAGTTCACACACAAAATAACAATAAAAACACTACTCAAAATAACAATAAAAAAATAAATAAAAAAAGCTCGGTTGAGCAATCTGAATTTGAGCTGTGTTTTGCCGATTTCTGGCAGGCAGGCTTGGTTAAAGTCAACCGTGCAAAAGCACTAAAAAGTTTTGGCACCGCGTTTAAGTCATCAGGTAAATCCATTCGTGAGTTTACCGATATGCTCGTTTTGGATATTCGCAGGCGATTTTCACTTGGGCAGTTCGGTTTTGAAAAATTACATCCGACAACATACCTGAACAACCGCCGTTGGGAAGATGATTATTCACAACCTGAAAATGTGAAAGCATTGCCAAATCCGTTGAATAACAAGCCAGATGCACACAATGGATTTGCAAAAAAAATATACGGGGAAACCAAAACACCAGAATGGGCGGAGGATTTTATTAATGTTTAAAGTAACGCTAGAAGGCCTGCAAAAGGAATTGAAAAATGCTTTAGAAGGGTTTAATTCTGAAGTCGAAAATGCTGAAGTGAAAGAACAAATTGGTGACTGTGAAAAGCACGGATCGTATCGCCAATTTTATCGAAAAATACACTTTCCTATGGGGGGAGGGATTGAGTCAAAAACGCAATGCCCAGAATGCCTAAAGGAAAAAATCCTTAAACTTGAGGCAGATAAAGCGCGTCAGGAACAAACGGAACGTGAGCATAACATTAACGTATTAAAAATGACTTCTGGCATTGCTAAACGTTTTGAACAGGCTCGTTTTAGTAATTATCAAGAAACCGAATATAACCGTAAGGCTAAACGTTTTTGTGAGGCTTATGCAACAAAATGGGTTGATCGCAAATCAGTTGGTGGAGGGCTAATTCTTTGTGGGAAACCCGGTACAGGGAAAAATCATCTTGCTAGTGCGATTGCTCATCACATCATCGAGCAACATCAAGATGAAGTGTTGATAACCACCGCGTTAAGAATTATCCGCAAAGTAAAATCAACTTGGGATAAAAATTCCTCTTTAACCGAGAATGAAGTAATGGAGATCTACACAGATAAGGACTTACTTATCATTGATGAGGTAGGCATTCAATTTTGCTCTGAATCGGAAAAGATTATTTTATTTGAAATCATCAATGAGCGTTATGAGCAAATGAAACCAACAATTTTAATCAGCAACCTATCGGAAGATGAATTGAGCAGATATGTCGGTGAGAGAATCATTGATCGAATGCGGGAAGGTAAAGGTGCAGTGATAAATTTTGATTGGGAGAGCTACAGACAATGACCGAACAACAATTTGACAAAGACACGTGGCGAACCCCGAGATATTTTTTTGACTGGCTTTTACAGCGTTTTAACTGGTTTGATATTGACGGCTGTGCCGACCACAAAAATGCCTTGGCTTACCGTTATATCGGTAAGCCAGCCCCTGAAGATGATGACGATGCGGAGGGATTTAATAAAACGTGCATAGCAACAGATTTTCTCGGTGAGGATTTATTCGATCGATTGCTTGATGAGGTGGCGGAAACCTGCCATTTTCCTTTGCGTATTTTCGTCAATCCGCCTTACTCCAACGTTACGCCTTACCTCAAACGGGCAAAGGAATTACGCGACGCAGGTTATTTGGTGGTGATGTTGCTCAATAACGATAAATCGACGCAATGGTATCAAAACCACATTCACAATGTTGCCAATGAGGTCATCGACATTGTCGGCGGCCGCATTAATTTTATTCACCCTATCACGGGCGAAGAAATCAAAGGCAACACAAAAGGGCAAATGGTTGTGGTGTTCGATCCCGCGATGGAAGATTTTGTACAGCGGTCGGTTACGTTGGATTTTGTGAAGAAGTGCGGTGGGTATAACCCGTGATTATTGAAATGGTTAAAGGTGCGGGAGGCACGTTTGTGCCAGCTGATGAAATGTTTTTGCCCGCACTTCAAGGCTTCAAAAACGGGGAAATGTATTCCGTTGAAATCAAACGTACACGCAATCCACAGTTTCATCGTAAAGTGTTCGCTTTCTTTAAATTTTGTTTTGAGTATTGGGCCGCAGAAAACACAGAACTGCAGTTCCAAAGCGAGGCGAAGCAGTTTGATACCTTTCGCAAAAATCTTACTGTGCTTGCTGGGTTTCGAGAGGTTACTTACACCATTGACGGCAGAATGCGAGTAGAGCCTCAAAGTTTAAGTTACGGCAATATGGAACAAGACGAGTTTGAACAATGCTACTCCGCTCTGATTAATGCGGCAATTAAGCATATTTTCAACGATACGACCGATCCGAATGTGATCAATCAACTTCATTCATTTTTTTAACGGGAGGAAAGATGTTATCGATTTTATCAAGTGTTATAAGTTTTTTAGGTGTGTACTTTGGCTTTTGGGTGGCGGAAAAACAGAGTAAACACCATATCAATAGAATTGAGGCGTTAATGTTGCTAGTCATTTTCGGTGTTGGCGGATTGAGCTTCTTGTTGTTATTCAAATGAAAAAGGGATTATTGATGGAATTGAAAGAGGCTTGGGACGGTTTTTAACAGGAGAAAGTAACAATGGGCGATAAATGGTTTTATATCGCAATTTGCGTTGGGGTGGTTTGCTATACCACATATATGATAACGCTCGTGCTTGTGGGGTAATAATGGCAAAAGCACCAAAACAGCATAAATGCAAAGTGTGTGGCACTTATTACACAAAGACAGTAAGTAGCTTACAGAAAGTCTGTAGTGTGGATTGTGCGATCAAATTATCGGCAGAACAATCACGCAAAAAGCGTGAAAAAATGGCTAAGGTGGAGCGAACAGAAACTCGCAAAAGAATGACCGCACTTAAAGAGAAGAATAAAACGCATCATCAGCTCATTGCTGAAGCACAAAGTGCGGTGAATAAATATATCCGTTTTCGTGATGCGAATAAGGAATGTATCTCGTGCGGTACGCCGTTGATTAGCGAGAAATTAGGCGGGGGATTTGACGCGGGGCATTATCGTAGTCGGGGTTCAGCCCCGCACTTGCGGTTTTATTCGTTAAACATTTTTGGTCAGTGCAAACGCTGTAATCGCTGGCTTGACGGAAACTATCATCAATATCGCATTGGGATCATTGAGCGTTTGGGTATTGAAAAGGTGCAAGAAATCGAAAACGACCAACGCCCAAGGCATTATAGCGATGAGGATTTAAGACGGATTAAGCGGATTTTTGAACGGAAAGTGAAGTTATTAGAAAAGCGGGAGCGGTAATATTGATTTAGTCGTTTATAAAAAGTTAGAAATGAGAGTGTGGTTAAGTGGATTAGTTAAGTAAGGTTGTTGTATGACGAAAAAAATTAGTAACTTTAAGTTAAATCCTGATTTAATCCGTGCACGTTGTTTAAGTGCGCGTTTACTTGCAAGGAAAAGCCCAGAGAGAGCCGCAGCGGAAATGGGCTATACTAATACGAGTATGATTTCCAAGATGGAAAGAAAAACCTCGAAAACGGCGATTAATCATAATTTTCTTGCTCGGGCATCATTGTGCTATGGCGTGTCAATGGATTATTTGCTGGGTATGTCGAATTACCCAGAACGAGATCCAAGAAGTGTTGAGCAACTCGCTATTTATAGCAGTGTGCAGCATTATGCTAATCAGCTTTTAGAGGGGCTGACAGAAACCATAGTTAAAGGTGCGTCAGCTCAGGTTCTGAGTATGCACTTATCAATGCTTTGTGATGAGAGTGCTGAACTCGTTGATGCGGTAAATCGAATGCGTGAACTCAACCCTAATTTCGATGAGGATATTAAAGCGGGGTCATTAGTGATGAAGCAAGTCGATAAAATCAACCAACGTATTTCATCCACTCGAAGAAGGCTATCAAAAGAATCCTATGATGACAATATATTGCGTCAATTCAAAAGCGTGTTAAGTGATGGAAGCGAAAAGCAACTGGATTTAGTGGGATATAGATATGGCGACTAGAAAGGAAGCTGCAACAACGGCAAAAACAAAAGTTAAACGTAAAGCAAAAGTGAGTGCCGCAATTTCGAAGAGGGAACTCAAATTAGAAGAGGGGCAATGGGAAACCAAACGGGGACGTCCCTATAAGTTTGATCCAGATTTAGCTATTGAGAAAATGGAGGCTGCGATCAATGATTATGTTGAAGGGAAACTCAAATACTATGAGTTAATTCAAAAAGACAGTGAGGGAAAGAAAATGGATATACTTGGCGTTGCTTTCCCAACAATAACAAGAATGGCTCTATTGTGTGGTGTTGATGAACAAACATTTACAGATAATTGTACTGCGAAAAATGAAGATGGAAGTATAAAAAATAAACAATTATTCGGTGCGTACAAAAGGTTTAAAGATCTAGGCAAAACAATGCTTGTTGAGGGCGGTTTAGTTGGAATGTATGACTCAAGACTTGTGCAATTCTTGGGGAATGTAAATTATGATTTAGTTCCAAAACAACAAGTCGAATCAACCGTTGAAGTGAAAAGTATGGATAAAGTTTACGAAGAACTTGACGCAATTTTAGCTTCAGGACAGGAAGAGACGCGGTTAATGCAGGAGCGTGCTGAAATGGAAGAAAGAAAGGCACTGTTAGATGCGGAAAATGAAGAAGCGTAAAACACGGACGATGATGAGTTTAGCCGACCCCATTTCAGGTTGGTTGAATTATCAATAAAATAGATATGTTCAAAGCCTATAGATAATCAATAGGCTTTTCTTATATTCGCTATACTACAAAAGCAGGCTGAACCGAAAATGTTTGCTTTTGTGAGGCTTTCCATAAATCATAATCCGCTTGCTGATGTAACCAGCTCTCTGGACTAGGGCTATTTTCCCCTAGCCAAGCGTGCAGCCGTAAAGCCATTTCAGCACTAATTGCGGACTTGCCGTTTAATAATCGGGAAAAGGTTACCCTGTTTACGCCTAACTGTTTAGCCGCCTGTGTTACAGTTAAGCCTAACTCGGGTAAAATATCTTCTTTGATAACTTCTGCTGGGTGCGGTGGGCAATACATATTCATCGTAATCTCCTAATGATAATCTTGATAATCCACAATTTCAGCGTGTCCATTTTCCAGTTTAAACGTAACTCGCCAATTACCATTTACCTTAACACTCCAATGATTGGTTAGGTTTCCAGCTAATGGGTGCAAATTCCAACCCGGGATATTCATATCTTGTATTTGTTTTGAGCTATTTAATCGCGCTAAAATTCGCTTTAATTTAGCCGAATGTGCAACAATAATCCCAGCAGTTGAGCCAGTTTTATAGAATTTTTCCAAGCCTTTATGCTTAAATGAAAGTATCATAAGGTAAGAATTTAATTAATAATACGGTTATTGTATATCATAGCACTACACTTTTTCAATGAGTTAATTTTTGTTAGTTTTAATGCTGCTATCTCAGTGATAAATTTGGCCAGCTCAATTTTAAGCTCGTTGAATACAATCTGATTAAGGTGTTCTCACTTACTTTAAAAGTTTCTTAATTTTGGTATGATAAATTCCCACATTCATTTTAGGAGTTTATTTATGGACGCCGCATTACCAATCATTTGGTTTTTATCCTCCCCTATTTTTTTAATCTTATTTGTTATTTACTATAGAAAATGGAAGAAACTCAAAAACAATCAAGGACAACCCTTTTCTAAGGGCAGTCAATCAGAATGCGCTCAAGAAGTCTCCACTATTGCTCCTTACACACCAAAATTCAGATTTCGCTCTTCTAAACGTTTCAAAGAAAAATGGAATGAAAATAAACAGAAACAAGCTGAATTAAAAAAATCAGAGCAAGCTACATATTCCGATGCTGAATGGGTCGTCGGGCTAGGTAAAACAGCTGAAAAAGATGGTTTTACTATGATGAATAACATATCAACTATAATGCTTACGGCATTTGACAAAGAATGTGATTTATTGATTAACGATGTCTCTTTCCGAAACTTTGATTTGTTCAAGAATAAAATGACTAAGTCCTTTGAAAGGTTAAACAAACAAGGCGTGATATTTCGGATCTTCATTAGCGAAGATTATTTAGCTCTGAAACACGAAGAATTACACCTAGCCTTTGAATATGAACTTAAAAAACAACGAGAAAAAGAGGAACAGCAACGTATTCAAGAAGAGATGAGAGAAGAACAAAAAGTTCAACGTGAAGCTGAAAAACAAAGAAAACTAGCGGAACAAAAAGAGAGGGAAGCTCAAAAAGAGATCGCACAGTATAAAAAATTGCTTGAATTAGATAAAACCAATAAAGAGTTATTAGCTAAACTGGCTCAAGCAGAACAAGATTTAAAGCAAGCGATAGAAGACTCTCAACGTGCTATATCAATGGCTCAACTCACCAAACAAGGTACGGTATATGTCATTTCTAACATTGGTTCTTTTGGGGAAAATGTTTATAAAATCGGAATGACAAGAAGATTAGAACCGTTAGATCGAGTTAAAGAATTAGGTGATGCCAGTGTTCCATTCCCTTTTGATGTCCACGCTTTAATTAGGACAGATGATGCACCAAAACTAGAAAACACATTACATAAAAAATTCGCACATTGTCAGGTCAATAGAGTTAATACTAAAAAAGAATTTTTTGAGGTCGATCTTGCCGAAATTGCAAAAGCTGCTGAAAAATTAGGTTGTGAAGTGGAGTTCACAATGGTTGCAGAAGCCAATGAATATCGCCAATCACAAGCTATGAAAAAATCCAATCAATATAACGAAATAACAGAATCAGATGATGAGGATAACGAAAATGTCTAACGAACCGACTAAACCAGTTCTTCATCTTATTCCTAAGGAAGTTTGGCTGGCAGAAAGAAAAGGCAGCAAAAAAAAGATATTTAAAAAGATATTTTCTATCCTAGTTTGGATATTTAAAATTGTGTTTTTTGTATTGTTTGTTGCAATATCAATATTAGGTATTTTTGGTTCCAATTCATCTAAAAAACGCCGAAAACGACGTAGAAAGTGATCTGTTGCCGAACATCAATATAGCCTATTGACAAGCAATAGGCTTTTTATTAGTATTAGTCTGATAGGTGTCGAAACCTTACAGCGGTCAGTTCCGCAAGACCTAAATCCATTGCGGTTTTTTTGTATCTAGAATTTGGTGTTTCTCCTTTTCTCAGCCAAGTTTGGACAAAAATGGTAATTTTAATCTATGATCGAGTGGGCGAGGAATACAATACCCGCAAGGGAAATAACTCCAGCCTGCTGTAGGCTTTCGAACCGCTCGATCACCAATTTCAAAAGGTATTCGTGTTATAAGAACACCTTAAATTGGCTAGCAAAATTTCGAAAATTACAGAGGCTATTATGTCAATTCAAACTCAACTCCAAACAATCCAATTTTACGACCGCACTTTAACTACATTTGAGCAAAACAACGTTCATTATGTCGCAATGAAGCCAATTTGTGAAAATATTGGTCTGGACTGGAAAGCTCAATATGCAAGAATTAAACGCGATGAAGTTCTTTCTCAAGGTATGGTCATTATAACCATACCTTCACAAGGTGGTGAACAACAAACATTATGCCTTCCAATCCAATACCTCAACGGCTGGCTATTTGGCATTGATGTAAAACGGGTGAAACCTGAAATCAGAGAAACCTTGATCACCTACAAAAGAGAATGTTATCAAGCATTGTTTGATTATTGGAATAAAGGCAAGGCAGAAAAAGTTTTATCAATAAATGAAAACGACACCATCACCCCCGAAGAACAACGCCTTATTCAAAACGCCGTTGCTGCAACCCATCAACGCACAAAAATGAGTTATGGCGAAATCTGGGCAAGAGTGAAAAATAAATTTGCGGTGGCGAAATATGAGCAAATCAAACGCAAAGATCATCGTGATGTGATGATTTACATTGCTTCAATGCACCCAATGCAAGAATTGCCACCCAATAGCCTTGCGTTAGATATGGAAAATTTCTATATGCTAGCTAAAGCAATGAATTACATCAATCATTCTGTTGCCGCTTGGGAGCGTTTAGAGGAGCTATTTTCCGACTTGGAAAGCCATAAAAACTACAAAACCGCTTTCAACCTTGGTACTGCTAGCAATCGACTTGCACAAACGCTAGAAAGCTTTATCGCCAAGCACACCCAATCGCTTAAAGATAAAAAAATACAGCAAGAAATCGAAAACTTGATTTTTAACAGCCCAAGAACAGAGCAAAGCCCCACAAAAACCGTAAATTACTTACGTTAAAAACCTAACCAAAACCGACCGCACTTCCCCGTGAACCGTGTGGCGGTTTTACTTACCTCAAATTCAGTAAAAAGGTGAAATTATGTTCAAGATTGTAATGATTATTGGCTTGTTGTGGTGTGCGTACGAATTAGATTTAAGCTCAGACTGCAACGGGCATTATTGTGGAATAACAACAGATTTATTGGTGAAAAAGTAAGAAAAAAACGACCGCACTTTGTTGTGCGGTTTTTTATTAGGAAAATTTAGCGAAGTCAAGGAAAGTAAACCCCGATAATAGCATTAATTTGATGAGGTTCATTGTCATTATGGAAACAGCAAAAATTACACAAAGTGATGTTGAAAAAATGGTGCGGCATTGGTTGGCAACACCTGTGAATAGCTATTTAGGGTCTGATTATGGTTTTGATAAACACGCCCTGTTATTCGCTCCGCTTACAATGGGGGCGGCTGATGAAGTGATTGCTAAATTGCGTCGAGATGTTCCCGTTTTGGATATGCTCCCTCCTGATGCGGTGAACATTTATTCTGTGCCTGTGAGTCCAGATAAAATGCACTTTATCTTAGAGATTGGCAATATTGTGTTAGATATTATGTGAGGATTGAACAATGTACACCAAAGAAGACTTCCTTGAAGCGGTGAAAGAAGAGGCGTTAAAAAACGAGCTGACTGCCGCCTTGTATCACGCGGGCGATCCGAGATTTTTACAAATGCAAGGGGCAATCGCTCAAATGCTTGCTATGTATAGCCAGCAACTTGAAGTCGCAATGCAAGAGCCTTTTTTGAAATCAAGAGACGCAACCGTATTGGCAGATGCCGCCTTGAAAGGATTAATCTTTACTGCAAAGCCCGCGATTGTTCAGATTAAAGCCATTAATAATGGCAATACGCCTGTTAGGATTGAAGCGGGTCGTTATTTATTTGACGCAAGCGGACGTATGTATCGAATTGACAGCCCTGTTACATTACCAGCTTCAACGCAAAATAATGGTGAGGGAGAAATTATGGCAACCCAATTACAATTTGTTAAACACTCTCATACTATGAGCGAGTCCTATCCATTTTATGCTATTGAGGTTGAAGAGCCAAAGGATGGTAGTTATATATCTACTATTCAAGTGAAAGTCAATGGTGAGGTATTTGACCCCTGTTTTAAATTTAATGGTGTTGATGCGGGAGAAAAGGTTTTTCATATTGAGTCAGATGAATATAAACGTTTATATGTCAAGTTTGGTGAAACCTCCGTTGTGGGATTTCAACCCTCGATTAATGATGTTATAACGATAGAGTGCGGACAATGTTTTGGCGACATTCAGCCTGAGCTTGGAAGTACATTTTCATTTCAATATATTCAAGCTAATGAGGAAAACGAGATTAATTTAGAAATGAAAGCATTAAAACGGGCGGGGAAAAATCCTATTGACATAGCAACATTAAGAAACTTGTGTAATTATCCTTCGACTTATGATGATAATGCTGTATTTCTCGGTGAGTTTGATAAATTACTTCGTAAAAACTTTAATCATTTGGCATTTCTAGCCGTATGGAATGAACAGATAGAAGAAAAAATACGAGGGGCTGACATTAATAATGTTAATACGCTATTTTACTCTTTTGCTTTACCCGATAATTCAGTTGAAAGTAAAGAATCTATCAAGCGACAAATATCACAAGTCATTGCGGAAGCTGATGACTCCTATAAGACAAAGTTCGTTGAACCAATTACAGAAAAAATTCATATTACCGTTAATGCAATCATTGCAAGAGCTTATGATGTATTACAAGTTAAAGCTCAAATCATTGATCTTTTGTTACAAGAATATGGCAAAAATGCTTTTTCAACCAAGCAAGGGAAGGTTGTTGTAAAAAATAAAGAAGTATTTAGTTTGATAGAGCAGGCAATTCCAGCACTTGCGGACAAAAGAAGTGATTTAAATGTATCAATATCTAATGGAGTGAATTCCGCTCCCGAAGTATTTCGATACCTAGATAAAGAGTCAATCACAATTAATTTAACGTCTAATGGGTATGAAAGTAGCGTGTGGGGCGGTGGATATAATACAGTGGAGTAATTATGGTAAATCAGACAGGAGCAAAAGAGGTCACGCCTATTTATCCATTTGTGGCCTCAGAAATGACAGAGGAAATTGAACTAGCTTGGAAAAATGTTTTTCTTAGGGTTTTTAAGAAAATGCTATGGCATAGACAAAGGGACTTATTACATTATGGATCGCCTTATTTGGCTCAAAGTGCATTATTAACGAAATTTGCGTTAAATGATGGGCTAAGTCTAATGCGTGCTGATGGCGATATTGATAGACTTCGTTATCTTTTTAAGGCTTGGCGAGTTAAAAACCCTAAAAGAGGTTTTCATTTTCTGCGTACTTATTTACAAATGCTTTATCCAGATGGCTTCACTATTGAGCAATTGTGGCAGGAAACAGATAAACCATATACAACATCGCTTGTAAATGCCGAAGGAGTTCGTAGAAAAAACACCCCTCATTGGCTTACATCTAGGATAAAAATTTCAATCACCGATATAAGCGAAGATGGGCAACAAATACTGCAGTATGTATCTACAATTCAATCAATTATAGGAGCTAGATTTGTTGTTGGACTGACTGTAAAAAAAGAACTAGGAAATAAAAACAAGCCTTCAAAAGTTGTTATTGGAACGGGATTTTCTGGGTTTAATTTTGCCTCATTTAAAGGCAAGTGCCGATTACCAATTATTTAAGGCAGGGGGATTTATGATAGAAAGTCATTCTATGGCTTGTAATAGGTTTGTACAACTTGTTCGTGATTTTTCGATCAGAACTAAAAAATGGGAACCAGCAATTCGTTATGAAACAAAATTTGATGAAAAGCACGATCTTACTTTGGTAAGCCTACGGGTGTATGGGCGACGAAATGAGTTTCTTACTATTATGGCAGCCGCTGGGCTTGGTTCTTTTGATGAGCCACTTAATGAACAGATTCTTGTTCTGCCTACTGAAAAACAGCTTAAAGAAATAAAATCTCGTGCTGGATATGAAAATAACCAAGAAAAAAGAGAATTTTATAAAACGGTGATTTAGGAAAAAAACAAGTATTAAATATATCTATCTTTTTATACTAGCCTCACAGATTTTTATCGTTAAGGATATGTGATGGCTGTAAATCAAATCAATAGCCCCCCAACAATAACTAAGGCAGGATTAAAACTCGCTACGATGAATAATAATCAGCATTTATCGCTGACTATTACACACGCGGCATTTGGTACGGAAAAATATCGACCAACGGGAGAAGAAACTTCCCTAAAACAAGAGAGATTGCGTGTAGGTATTGCATCCGCTGTAAGATTAGATGAGAAAACAATCCAGATGCGTTTTGTTATAAAAGCAGAACAAGATGAAGGTTTTTGGTGTAATGAAATTGGTTTTTGGGCAAATAATACGCTTATCGCTGTTTATTCTTCGGATGAAATAAAAGGCGAAGGGTTAATTTTTATCTCTGATAAAGTGGAGACAACAATTTCATTTTCGCTTGCCTTGGAAGCAATGCCTGTTGAACGTATTGATGTGCAAATAATGCAAGATCAAGATAAACTTATTCAGCTCATAAATCAGCACGAAAATGAAGATAATCCACACCCTCAATATACCCCAAAAACTCTCACCGCCACTAGCCAAAACGCCGTGGAGGAAACGGGCCACAGCCACGAAATCGACAAAGCAAGCACAAGCCAAGCGGGCATTGTGCAACTCACCAACGCCACCGATAGCGAAGCAGAAACCCTAGGGCTCACCGCCAAAGCGGGGAAAACGTTGAAAGGGCTGATTGATGCCTTAACCCGCAATCTGAGTAACTATATCCCCAACAGCAAAAAATCTAATGCAATTAATTTGGCAAGTAGCGACACCGTGGCGACCAGTAAGGCAGTGTATGACCTTAACGACATCAAGCTAGATAAGGTTGGTGGCGAGGCATTTTTGAAAACCATCGACTATACCAAGGCTAATGGCTATACCTACAGCGGGTTTTATCGTCCAAACGGCGCTAGACTTAATAATCTCCCACTCAATGGGTTGATGATGCACATTACCCACCCAAGCTACAGCACCAATGCTCACGCTAGAGGGATTTGCTTTAGCTATGGTAGCTCAACGGGCAATATTGCTTGGGATATATTTACGACAGCCTTTGATGCCAATGGCAATCACCTTGGTCAAAAGCGCATTATGACCGAGCTTGGTGGGACATTTACGGGTAATATTGCCGCACCAGATATAACCGCAACAGGTCTTATTAATATTGCTAACAATCGTTGGGGGCGCATCCGTGCCACCCTACCCGATGGTGGCTATTGGCAGTGGGACGTCAATCCTGCCTCAGCAACCGACCCAAGATTTAATTATGTCTATCGCTCTGCAAGTGGCGAGCAACGCTGTTTAGCATTTCCGCAGCTTACTAAAAATGAGGTTGTAGCGTATCGGGGTTGGGTCGACGAGAAAATCCAAAGCATCATTCCTGTCGGCGCGGTCGTGGCATTTCCAAGTGCGGTGCAAAATCCGCACGGATTTTTGCGATGCGATGGCTCAACTTTTGGTAGTAGCACTTACCCCGATTTATACCGCACGTTAGGCAATAACAACAAACTGCCTGATTTACGCCGCTCTGATGTGGGAATGACGGCGTATTTTCCCACAGATAACATTCCGGCGGGCTGGATTGCCTTTGATGACATTGAAGAGCAGGTGAGTGAACAGGCTTATCCCGAACTGTATCGCCACCTTGTGGCGAAATATGGCAGCCTTTCCGCCGTGCCGAAAGCGAAAGACCGCTTTATTCGTAACGCGGGGGCATTGCTTGCGGTGGGTGAGGTGCAAGAAGATACCCTTCAAGACCACTTTCACTATATTCCTACCGAAGCAGGGGGCGATTATCAAGCCGAGAAAGATATCACTCTCGTCATTCGTGATGGTGATACCACCGATGTGGAGCCAGGTTCGTTTAAGTCTGCACAACAAGGCAGGGTGCAGGCGAACAACACGGCAGTCGCCGATGGGGTAAGGGCAAAAACCTACCTTGCTTCTACGAAGGATGGTACGGATAAAGATACACGAACTGCGGAAGAAACGCGCCCGAAATCCCTTGTTCTCAAACTCTGCATTAAAGCACAAAACACGCTCGATGGGGTGCAGTTTTGGATTAAAGCCTTTGGCAATGTGAGCAATGCGGGTGAGCTTGAGGTGGGCCGTTTGGCTCAAGATATCCAACAAGTGCGGGCAGAAAAAGCGGACATTTCGCATACGCATACCGCAAGTGAGATAACGGATTTAAAGCTATTGATAAAAGAGTCTATTGCAAGATCAATTTCAAATAAATCCGTCATAGGTGGGTTCGAAGTGATGAAGTACCCCGATGGGACAATGATTCAGACCTATTGTTTTAATCAAAATGATATTGTGGGTACGCGAGAGAAATCCTTTATGTGGCCTGAAGCCTTCATTGATATACCATTAATTTTCGCATCACTAACCACTTCGGTTAATACCCCTCACAGTTTCGGTATAAATATTTTAACTAAATCTAACAAATCACAGTGTTTTTATTATGAGTATGAACACAGAACCATTAATCAAGGAGCGATGCGAATTCAGTTTTTGGCAATCGGTAGATGGAAAACGAGCCGCAGAAGCAGAGAGACTGTACTTGCACCAGAAGTATTAGAGGAACTGGAAAGTTATTTTAGAGAAGCTGGCTTATTAACTTAACATTAAGGGGAATTTATGACGATTTATTTTAAATCAGGCTTTTATCACGGCACAGCACCTGAAGGTGCTATAGAAATCAGCGAAGAAACCTACCGCACTTTACTTGAAGGGCAAAGTGAGGGAAAACAGATTATCCCCGATGAGCGGGGCTATCCCGTTTTGATTGAGCCACAACCAAGCCCATATCACCGATTGCAAGGGGGAAAATGGGTGATGGATGAGGCAAGACAAGGGGAACGGCTCAGCGAGCAGCGAAATCAAGTGCGGTCAAAAATTAATGCCAAACGAGATAACTGTGTTGATGGCGGCGTGTATGTGCCAGAAATCGGCAAATGGGTGGATACAGATGAAAAAGGGCGTGCCACCTTGGTAGAAATCAAAGCGGATTTTGACTTAAACGGCAAAACGGAAGAAAACGGCGAGCCACGTATTTTCACCCTGATTTGTGCGGATAACACCGCTCAACCGTTAGATTTTGGTAAATTCAAAGCGGTGTGGAACGCGGCGAAAACGCTCAAAGAAAAAATGTTTGAAAACGCCTATATGCACAAAATTTTGTTAGAACAAGCGGAAAATCCGCTTGAGTATGACTGGTCAATCGGCTGGTCGCAAACCTATGAGGAATACCAAAATGAGCAAGAAAAATCCATTTAAAACTTGGGGCTATCACGTTTTGATTGCCCTCGACCAACTTTGCAACGCCTTAACGGGCGGTGGGGCAGATGAAACCTTTTCCAGCCGTTGTTACCGCCGAGCCGTGTTAGAGAGCAAACCCAAAGCCCGCTGGCGGTTTTGGTTTCGGCTGGTGAATGGGCTGTTTTTCGACAAAGACCATTGCAAAACCGCCTATGAAAGCGAGGTGAAACGGCGGCAATATCCGGAGGATTTTACCGCTATAAAGTGATTTTTCATTGACCGCATAAAGTGCGGTCATTTTTTTGAATATTGTCATTATAGGAAAATTGCACTGTTCGATTTTTTGTTCCGTAGCATATTTTACGTAAAAGACACATTATGAGTTTAGATGCTATGGGGATTTTTGATAGTACAAAACAATTTATTTCTGATGCTGTAGATAAAACGAATGAATTCCTGAAAGGAACTTTTGATAAGGCATTAACTTCTTTGAACCCTGGTTTAGGCTCAGATTGGCAAGGGTTAAATAATCATTTAATAGCAAGATTTTACCCAGTAAATTCTGTAGGGGAAGGTAAAGATCGTAGATATGTCAAGGACCCTGATGAGTTGGCGGTATACGCACCGATTCTTGATGGTGCGGAAATGGAATATCAACTTAATTGGCAATCACCTTTTGAACAAATGGGAACAGAAGCTAAAGCTCCAGCTATCAGTGCAATGTTACAGAGTGGGCTATTATCAGACTTTTTTGGTCAGTTTACGCGTTCCGTTGGTGTTGGAGGGGCAAATAGCGAGAATCCTACCCAAAATCAAGGTGCAATACAGGGCGCGCTTAAAAGTCTTGAAGGGAGAACTGGAATAACAAAGCTTAACTCTACCCAAACGTTTGCTGGAATGCCACCAGTTAAATGTACGATGAAGCTTTTATTTCGAGCATATAGCGATCCAAAGTCAGAAGTTATGGATCCTATTAAAACGCTTATTAAGTGGGCTATGCCACAAGAACTGTCGCCAGATGGTGCATTGGTAAATGTGATGCAGGCGATATCAGGTGAGGGGAAATGGCTTGATGTATTAATGCCATCAAAAGCACCTAGGCTTATTGCAATGGAATATAAAGGTCGTATTTATAAGCCACTGGTGATAGAAATGATTAGTGATCCTATAACATCTCCAACCACTTCTGATGGTAGTTATGCTAAAGCTGAAGTTTCGCTGACTATATCATCATTGACCGCTTGGGATAAGGCAGACATTCAGAGGATTTATGGAGGGAAAAAATGATTTATTTTCAACCTGTACGCACAGCACGTTTTACTTTCACATTACAAGAGTTAACTATAGCAGATATACAAGAGCTGCTTAATATTCCTACTCATTTACTTGAGACTACACGCTCTGCATTTCTTCGATTTGCTATCAAAGAACTTACTTGGCATAAAGGCTATTCAGAGCTATCAATTGATCACTTGACGGCACAAGAACGCATTTTTATTGAGGCAACTTATTTATCTAGCGTGTCAGATGTACCAGATTTTAATGTTGGTAATGGGCATTACACGAATTATTTGCAAGTTGAAAAACAATATAAATTAGATCAGGTTGAAATTGGTCAGATTCCAGATGATGAAGACCTTTGGTTTATTCAACCATTAACAGGAGCTATGCTTGATGTCATTGAAGAACGTCTCTTTATGGCAGATAAAACGCCAAATCGTGCGGACTGGTTTCTTTATACGATGGCAGCCCAATTTTTTCGCAAAGAGGAGGAGGTTGTATCCCCTTATCTGAATGCAATAAATTATGGTGATTGGCTAGAGTCTCGGGTTGAGCGATTAAGACGTTTACCTGAAAGTGCTTTTTGCTCTTTGCTAATGATGTTTATTTATAAAGGGATGAAATCAATTACTCATCTTTTTGATATTAATCTTGATAATCAAGGAGTAATTATTCAACCATCTTATCCTATAGCCACTAATAAAAAAGGAGAGGAAGTTGAATTACTTCCTGCCCGATTTCGCTCTACTGACTCAATCAGTGATCCAGCGAAACAATTATTCGGAAAATTTGACCAAGATGGTTAATTCACTTGTTTTAGAGTATCACTGGAGCTTTAAACAAGCTGCAAATAGTACCATAAGCGATACGAAGTCTTTATTTGAAGGTGCGGAGTTTAAACGCTATAAGGAAAATGAGCAGCGAAAATTTGAAGCATTATTAAAAACAATAGCCAAAACAAGGTTGTAGAATTATGCCAGAAAAAAATCCGGATGTATGGAATCAAATTTGGACATTTATTACATTTCATTTATCTAATCATAATCATCTTATCTGTGCGGTAGTGGTTGCATTTTTTGCATCATTACTTAAGGCTTTTTTATATGGTAAGACAGATAGTCCAAGACGTGTGACAGCAGAAGCACTGTTATGTAGTTTAATTGCTGGGGTTATGCAACCAGTATTAATGCACTTTCATTTTGATATTTCTTTAATAACGCCTGCTGGAGCTGCGATAGGGTTGGCTGGAACGAGTGCGGTAAGGCAACTTTTACTAGGTTTTTTTAAAAGTAAAGCTGGTATAAAAAATGAGTAATTTTAAACTATCAACAATGAGTAAAAAGCGACTCTCGGGAGTGCATTCAGATTTAATTCTCGTAGTAAACAAAGCCCTTGAATATAGCACTGTTGATTTTGCGGTGATTGAAGGGGTGAGAACAAAAGAACGCCAAGCCCAACTCTTTAAGCAAGGGGCAACTAAGACAATGAATAGCCGTCATTTAACCGGTCACGCGGTGGATTTAGCCCCGCTGGTTGAAGGAAAAATCCCTTGGTCAGAACGGGATAAATTTAAGGAAATTGCGAAGGCAATGTTTCGAGCGGCCAAAGAATTAAATGTCACTATTCGCTGGGGTGGAGATTGGAACGGTAATGGGAAAAGTGAAGATGAACGTTTTTATGATGGCCCGCATTTTGAATTACATCGTGCCGTTTATCCGTAAATATTCCTCGCTGTTGTGGTTATGCGTGATTTTGGGCTTGTGTGGTTGGGTTTGGTATCAGTCGCAGAGGATAAGTAGCTTAAGTGCCAAAAATCAAATGCAAGCCCAAACCATACAGCAACTTAATCATCACCTAGCGGAAAAGACAAAACAGCTCGAAGATGAACGAAAAACGACACAAAAACAGACCGCACTTGAACAAGTGCAGCGAGAAAAAGCCGATGAAGATATTCGCGTTATTTATAAAAGGATTAAAGGGCAAGATTGTAGTCGCGAGCCTTTGCCTGATGATGTTATTAAGCGGTTGCAGCACAAAAACTGAAACGGAATATCGCCTGCCGCCGAGCATTTATTTAATCCCTTGCCCGCAAACGGCATTCAGTGGTTCAACCTATGGTGAGGCGATTATTTATTTGCGAGTGGTGCAGAAAGAACGTGAGATTTGTGCAAGCCGTCTAAACGGGATAATTGAGTGGGGAAAACAAATTGAAGGAGATAAAAAGTGATTGTTTTTGATTTCGAAAAAATGAATGGTAAAGATGACAAAAGCACGAAAGAGGTGATTAAGTATTTCACCAAAGCGGGAATTGAAGTAGCTTCAAGTGAGTTGTCAGCGATTAAACGTACAAGTGGGATTTCTTATAAAGAATTGGCGTTAGGGTTCGCTGATTCACAGCAAGTCATTTTTCAAATTAAACAAACAGGCGATATTTTTAAGGTGAAAATCAATGGCAAAGAAATGCCTATTAAGAACCAACAAAATATTGATCAAGCAATACAAGAAATTATCGCTAAATTGGATAAAGGACGTTTAGATTTCCAGAAAAAATTAGCGAGAACAAAAGTTGCTTTGCCGCCTAAAATTAAATCAACGATTACCAGTGAGGAAGCAACATTAACTCAGCGAGAACAAGAGTTAGATGAGTTAATTGCAAATGCAGACAAAACCTTAAACGAACTTCAAGCGAAATAAGTTAAATAAACGGCGATAAGTGATATTGCCGTTTATTATTTTACTTTTTCATTGAAATTTTTTCCTATTAGGAAAATTGCCACAAATTTAAGCTTAACTTCTTCCAAAATGTCATTATGAAAAATTTTGAACGGCATAAGAGAATGGAACTTCCTTTGAAAAAAAAGCCTTTTTTTAAAAGTATGTTTGGATTGGGTGAAAAACAAGCGGAAAAGAGTACCGCACTTGTCGCGAAACCGAATTCAATCTCTCGCTTATTAGATGATGATAGACATCGTTTACTTTTTCCTGAAGAAAAAGAGATTAGTCAAAGTCAGCAATGGGCTTCAACCTATGAGTTGCCTTATGGTGATGATTTAAGTGGATTAACTATTGCAGGATTGATGGGAACAAGTAATGCTCCGCCTCGTTCTCGTTCGGCAATTTACCAGCAATGGCGATTAATGGAAAAAGATCCCGTTATTTCGATAGCACTTAAAACGCACGTTACAGCTGCATTGGGCGGACACGAAACCAGTGGTGATGTTGTTTTTATTGAAGATGCCGCAAATGCTTCAGAAGTGGATAAAAAAGTTTTGGAGGAGGTGCGTTCTGATTTATCTGAAATGTTTAACAAGCACGCCTTTTCTGTTGCCTACAACGCGTTGGCTTTTGGTGATGGTTATGCAAGAACCTATTATGAGAAAGGCAAAGGGCTTGTCGGGTTAGTAACTGATGAAATGGTTCACCCTACGTTGATTTTGCCTTATGAACAAGGCGGGCGAACCGTAGGATTTTTAGCGGGATCAACACGACATCATTTGACCAGACTAACGACTTTACAAATAGCTAGAATGGCAATGGCGAGATTTGTTACTGTTCCGCAGGCGGGAATGTTGTCAAAATCCTATAAATATAATATTGCTGAAGATAACCCTGACCGATTGCCGATAGTTCCCGCTATGATTGGCGGATCGTTATTATTCACTGCGGAAAAACCTTTTACCGATTTCTATATTTCTCTTGCTTCCCTTGTCGGACAGCGTTTAGTCGATGCCATTGATGAAAGTTTTATTATGGTGAATATGAGCGGGGGTACACGAGAACAGCAAATAAAACTTGCACAAAATGTTAAGCAAACGCTGCTTAAATCTAAACTCCTTGCAGATAAAGCAATGCAAGGTGAGCCACAATATGGCCGCATTCGCCACGTATTATTTACCCACGAAGAGAAGCAAGTCGTTACACAGGGCGAAGGAATGGGCTCTCGTCGTCAAGGCTCAGTCTCAATAGAGGATATTATGCTTCACGCACGTTTATTGGCGGGAACATTAGGAATTGATTTGTCTATGCTAGGTTTTGCTGATCAGTTGTCTGGCGGATTAGGTGATGGCGGATTTTTCAGAATGTCGGCACAAATTGCAGAGTCTAGCCGAGTTATTCGAGCTGCGATGGCTGATTTTTTTATCGATTTGATTGATAAACATATGCTATATAAATACGGTAAATGCTGGAATAACACAAATCGTCCATTCCAAATTAATTACTATGGCTCAATTTCAGCCTTTGAATCAGAACGCCAGCAAACGCGAGCTAATGCGATAGGCAGTGCGGGGCTGATCTCTCAGACCCTAGAGCAAACAAAAAATCTCGGATTTAGTGAAAAAGAGATGGTGCTATTTATGACAAAACAGATGTTGTTAGATCAAGATGAAGCGGAGCTTTATGCAAAAGCTATCATATCTTCACAATCTCAACAGAACGATTATTAAGGACACCTTATGAAAGCGACAGAATTTTTTCTTGAATATGAGTATTTAATTGATTTATTTAATGATGCCAAACACCATTTTTTACAGCATTCTCCCAATCTCGATTATCATAAAGAAATTTATGCTATCACCGATCGTTTTATCAAGAAATTGCCGCTGAATTACCTTAAATTTGGGCCTTATTGGTGGTCAGTAAAAGCGATTATGCACGCTAAAGGATTTGTTGGCTATGAGGGGGAAACAGAAATTCTATTGCGTGATGCTTATACGGTCAAAAATCCCGCTACATTACAGATTGATGAATTAGCAACATTAATGGCAGCTTGGGAATTTAAAGACTACTATAATGCGAATTATTTTCAAGGAAATCGTGATTTTGCGATCTGGGAAGATGGGAGTTTCTATTCGCTTTATGATATAGAATTTGAGCAACAATTTAGCTAAGAAAAAAGTGCGGTAGAAAATGACCGCACTTTTTAATCATTTTGGCAAGTCTTCAATGTAATCCAAATCATCACGTTTATTCAGTAGATAGCGTTTCGCATTCATTGCAGTAGGAAGCCCAATAGGTAATTCAATGCCAACAACTTCATAGGCAAGCCCTAGCGATTGATCTATTTGGATATAAAAAATATCCCCTTTATCAAGGGTAAATTCTCCCTCAATATCTGGTTCAATCATTGCCATTATTTTAATGCGGGTATCATTCGCATTTTCACCGTCAGCAAGAATTTTTGAGGCTTGCCACGGCTCGACAAATAAGACTTTTGCCATACCAAGATGTTTAAAATCAATTTCTGATACATCTTCTCCGCCTAGAACATCAAACGCCCCAATTTGATTTTTTCCATTGGCAGATAAATAGATTTTTTGAAAGCAGGTTGCATCGAACGCATTGGGGTGATTAAGTGTAACCTGTCTTGCTATATTGTGTAGCTGTTGATGAACTTGAGTTTGTGCCATCGCTCCTCCTTAAATGGTAATCCATTCATTGAAATCTGAGTAATGCTCAAAGGCATTCAATGAATCTTGCATCTGCGTCGTTTTTTGGGCGAAGAAACATAATGCGATTACGGCAAATTGTTCATTGGTTATCTCGCCATAAATGGCAAAATTTGTGCCATTTTCTGTAATTTTGTCAATTTCTACAGCGGGAATGGCTTGTTTGGCTAACTGTCCAAAGGTAAGCCGACTACTATTGTGATAGAAACGAAAATCCTGAAAGGCTTGGCGGAAGTCTTTTTCAGAAAACGAATAATCAAAATCTTTCTGAGGTTGATTGGTGATTAAGCCTGCCATTTCACCGAGTTCGTTTTTTGCTCGTTCTTCTCTCAGTGCAATAGCACGATCGATATAGAGACGCTGTTCATTTTCATCTAGTACAGCGAGAACCGTTGCAGGTCGCCCCTGAAATCCCCCGATGTTTGCTTGTAATAACATTAGTCTAATAACTCCGAAATAGATGTACCTTCTAAATTATGAAAAAACATTTGTCGAGTTTTAATTTGCTGTTCTTGCAATACTACTGCTTGAACTGTTGGTAGATAAGGGGTGCGATTAACCTTATCGCCTAAAAAGTAAGGAGTATTGCAATTAAAGGTGAGATCAAAAACTAAAACGGTCAAATTATCTTGATCTGCAATTTGTTGAGAAGCCCCAAAGATCTGGCTATCTTCTAATTGCATTGGAAAGCCGTAGTTCAAGTCATTGTAATGGTTGATAGAGAATAAATGCCGATTGCCATAATCGCCACAATACAATTTAAACTGGCTAGCAAGTGAAAAGGCGGTTTCGTGATCGGGAGCAAAAAGGACGATTTGAACACGCTGATCGTGTTTATCTAAACGAAGATAAAAAAAGTTACCTTGATCATCGCATACAGTGTATTTTGGCAGTGCCACACTACGCCCTTTTTCTAAGCCCGTGGAGCTATAATCCTTAGCGAAGCCCATTAAAAAGATCGGTAGCGGGCTGCGTGTTCCATTTGCGGCTTTTTCTCGCCATTTGTTTAATGCTTCTTCTACTTGATCAACAAGGCGGCCCGGTACAATTGCCATTTTTTTATTATCAGGGCGGGTGATAAAGTGGGCAATGGCTTGATTACCATTGGCGACAAGTTGCTGAAAAAACCGTTGCATAAAATGGGCCGCAGCTTCTTTAATTGCACGCGTTGCCATTGTTAAAATCCCCAAACTTGATTAAACCGCTTCATTGATTCGGTGATCGCTTTGGGTTCTTCGGTTTCAACCGTTTCAATTTTAGCCGTTTTAAAGTGGTTAGCTTGAGAAATTGCGTCATCAAGGTCGATCGGATTAAATTTTTCGTTTTCTTTTTGTCGAACTAATTTCTGTTGCAAAAAAAGCACGTCATCAGTGAGTAAATCATTATGATTAAGCGTTTCTGCAAGAGTATCAGCAAGCTGTTTATTCTCAGTAAGTAGCTGCAGCTTATCCTTTTTGAGTTGGTCTATACTGTCTAGTAGATAGTCTATATAGTCTGCTTGTAACTCTGGAGCGATCCCCGTGCTGGTTTCTATTTCATCAAGAACAAGCACGACTTGCTCAACATTTTCGTCTGCCGAGTCAAGCATTACAGAATAAGGGCGATTCGCTGAATAATTCGGGAATAAGACATAATCAAAACCGTGAAAAGAATGATCACGACCTAAAATAACACTCGAAAAACCACCGCTCTTTTCTTGTGATTGAGCATAGGCTTTACGACCCGGATCATTATCAAAAAATTCTGCTTGATGTTCAATTGTGCCATCTTCATAGGCTTTTAAATAAACCGTACGAAAGCAAGGTTCAAGATTGATGACCTTGCCATCAATTACCCCGCCTTCTTTCGGCTCAGCCCCAAATTTTGTACGTGGCCAATGTCCATAATAACCGTGTAAATCCCCAAGTTTTACCCGCTCTTGCATTGCGGGGGAGTTAATATTTTCAACCAATTTGGGAATATTAAAATTTCTTACCGTACCGTTAAAACGACGCATACGTTCTTTTAAGTTGTACCGAATGATCGGTGTTACCATCTTTGTCATTGCATTTCCTTTTTATTGAGATATATACCCGTATTATGAAAAATACAGTGAGAAAAAGTGCGGTATTTTTCCTAATAGGAAAATTGCAATCATCGCTTTAAAGTAAGTGCGTATGCTGTGCCTATTATTTTCACAAAAGGATAATTTGATATGGCACTTAATCTGACTTTTTGGGATAACCAACAAAACCCAGTAAATACCACTGTTGAGCAATTATTTGACGCATTACGAAACGATGATATGAAAGCAGGGCTGATGTATGAGCCTTGCACAATGGATGATGTTCTTGATGGAACAGAACCAAGTAATGCACTGATTATGGATGCAATTATTGCACAATATGCCAAATTGACAGCAAAAATGAATATTATGCAACGTGTGATGTCCCGATCAGGCGTTGATGTAAAAGATAGTGAAGGGAAAACAGTACCGCTTACTGTGGTAGGTTATCAAATCTCCGATCCGTTTATGCGATTAGGCACGGCAAATGTAGTCGCTTTATTTGAACTCTCTGATGGGCAAACCGTTTCTATCTATTTTCATAATCCCGATACAACCCCGAAAAAAATTACCCCACAAGATGAGGTGATTTCTTTCAAATGGTTGCTAAACAAAAAAGATATTACGATTGTAGTTGCCCCAGAAAAAGGTAAGGATATTGATGTGCGTCAAGTGGCATTACGCATTATGAAAATTGCCGCTAAAAATTCTGCTGCCTTTGCTCGCCAAAATAAAAATCGCAAAGAACGCCTTGAACGTGTCAATGCGTTGCGTACGCGTGTTGCGGAAAAGGAAAAAATTCTTGCTCAGAAATTGAAAAAAATTGATGAACTTCAATATTTGAAGGCACAAGAAGAGGTGGACCAGCTCCTTGAAGATGAACGCTTAATGGATAGCGAACTTAACGCTTCGCTTTACGCTGAATTAAAAGCCTTAGATCGTTTATCAGACCGCGAAGATGAGTTAGATAATATTTACCAAGCCCGAGTGGTTGCTGTTCGCAATATGTTGAGAGATAAGGGGTGGAAAGGTGAGAGTTACAAAGAATTAAGTAAAGAGGGGTACGTTTTAACCGAAACCTATCATTATTCAAAATCAGGCACAAATATGATCGGCGTAACTTATTCAATTCCTGAATTAAACCTTAGCTACACCGATGAATTAACTGATACCCCTGAGGCAATCGCAGAAATGATTAATGAACCTGTTGATAAGGCATTAAAAGCATTGCGTTTAAGTCAAGTGGAAAGTGACAAGGAAGAAGATAAAGAACAACCTATAGCGATTTCAGGCAAAGAATTTGGCGAGTTTGATACGGAGAGCGAAGAGGGGAAGACTAAGTTTAGAATGGCAGTGCGTGAGTACTTAGAAAATAACTTAAAAGGAAAATGGATTAGAAATAAAGCGTTAGATCAAGATATTGAAATTAGACAACGTGGAATTAACGAGCTTATCGCGTGGTCTGCTAATCCTAAAAAATTGCAAATTGCGGCTGTTATAGAACAGGTTATTGCAACAGCAAAACCTAAGAATGGTATAGCAGCTTGGGAAGAAAACACGAAAAAGGGGAAAAAGCGTAATGTAAAAGGCTATTATCGTTTTGCAAATAGCGTAAATATTGCTGGCGAAAACGTGAATTTTGACGTGTTGATTGAGCAAGATGAAAAAGGGCTATTGCATTATGACTTCATTTTACCAAGAAAATCAAAAGCCATTATGGATAATATTGATATCGGCTCTGATACCTATCCAGAGAAAGATCAATCAACCATAACGGCTTTTGCTAGAGAAAACAATAACATTATTCTAGATGAAGCTCAAGAAGAATATATGATCAATATCATTCTTTTAGATGAAAAAGGCGATGTGATTGAGGAGGAAGAGGGAAGTGTACAAGTAGAAAAAACAGAGGATAAATTACAAGAAGATCAACCTATAGTGATTTCAGGCAAAGAATTTGGCGAGTTTGACACTGAGACGGAAGAGGGCAAAAAGGCATTACGGAGTAAAGTGTTAGAACATTTAACTGAAACTTTAAAAGGAAAGTGGGTTAAAAACCTATTTTTAGATAGAGATATTGAGATCCGCAAGCGAGGTATTAAGAAAACGTTAGCAAACTCAGCCAACCCTCTAAAATTAAAAGCATTAGCACAACTTGAAGAGATTATCAAAACGGCTAAAGGCAGCAAGGACTATATCCAAGATAATTTTAAAAGCGATAAAAAGCCTAATGTATTAAGATATTTTCATTTAGAAAATCACGTTTTGGTTGATAATAGACCATTAAAAATTAATGTCGTAATTGAAGAGGACACTAATGGATTACTTCATTATGATTTAACGCTTGAGAAAAATAAAGTTGCACTTGATAGCATAGAACCCTTCCTGAACACAATTCCAGGGACATTCAATGCAAAAAGTGCAACTGGAAACAGTATAGAAAACTTAGAGGGAGAATGCAATAGTAAAGACGGTTTCGATGCAATTATGGATAGCATAGAAATGAAAAAGGTTGGATCGTACGAGGCTAACAAATCCTCTGTTTCCAACCTTTACCAAGCTCAATCATCTGAGCTACTGCTTGATAATATCGCTATTCTAGATGGTATTGATGTAGAAAAGGCGACAAACTTGCCGAGCAAATACGGTGAGAGTCGCCTAATCCAAGCTCAATCTGAGCTACAGCCTGATAATACCGCCATTCTAAATGGTAAGCAAGTGAAAAATAGCCTCAATCCACTTTTACTTGATGATACGCAACAAGCTAACTTAATGATTGCATTAAACTATGCCGCAACCCTTGATGACGGATTGGTTATTGACGCGACACAACTTGCACAAGATCAGCTTGAAGCAGCATTAAGCGTCCTTGAAAATAATTTGCCAATTAACGAGCAAGAGGGGAATATCGCCCAAGCAGAGCTTGAACGTGAACATATTGCCTCAATCAAAGAAGCCTTAAGTGTCTCACAATCCCAGCCAGCATTAGATGGTGTCGATGATGATGGCTATGTGCTTAATCTTTTCGTTGAGTATAAAGACGAAAACGGCAATTGGGTTGAATTGAAAGATGAAGATGAGGAAGTAGAGCCTGAAAACAGCAATGCTCAACCAGAAAACATTCAATCTGAACCTGTTTTACTTCACACCTCTTTACTCTATAAAGGCGAGGGCTATAGACCTTTCTTACCTGGGCGTGATGAAGAAATCGAACAATTTAAACAAGCAGGATATACGCTAGAGCCATTTTCGGTTGAGGGAAGATCTTGTACTTATTCTGTGCATAAAACTGCTGAGCCTTACAACATTCATATTACTGCCAATTGGTACAGTGATGGCAAAAAAAGCTATTGGGTCAATGTTTCGCCACAAAAGGGCTATGTTACTGATGCCAAAGAAAACAATGGTGGACAAGCTAAAGTATCTGGTGCTAATGAAAACGCAAAAAGTGTTACCGATGCGATCCAACTGGCCGAGGAGTTAATTCAAGAAGAAAAACATTATCGCCCATTACGTAAGGAAAAAGGCTATATTAGTGGAACATATTTTGCTACAAAGGGGCGGAGTAAAACCTATTTCTTTTATGTGTCGCAAAATTTAGAAACGCTAAAATATAGAGCCTATATTCAATGGTCATCTGGTGAACCAAAAGAAATGACTTTTGATAGTTTGACTGAATTAAAAGAGGGGGTAGAAAATTATTTCCGAGCTTATGTGAAAGGGACATTGCCAGAAATAACTCTTAGCTCTGGTACGGATATTTTGGAAATTAATGCTAATAAAGAAGATCAAGAGACAACGGTGGAGTCAGAGCAAAGCAATGCTGTTGGGGAAACCTTGCCTGAGTTAGTCTTGCCTGAGAATGCCAATCGTGAAACGTTAAATGCGATCGCTCAAGATTATTTAAAAGCACATTTGCAAGGTAAACGCATTAAAACCAGTGATGGGAAAATTGTCCATTTTAACCGTGATCAAAGTGTGGAACATTTTTCTTTTAACGCACAGGTAGGCGAGCTAGAAACGAAAGCCTTAACTAAAATAGCGGAGGTTTTTTCACAGGGCATATTTGTAGGAAGAGAAGAGACTTACAAAGAGAGAAAAGATAAGTTCATTGCCTTTCACGTTTACCAAAAACAGGTTGAAATTGACGGAATGAAGTTATTGCTACAAACCAAAGCAGGCGAAAAAGAGAATGGGGAACTTGAAGTAACAGGTAAACTAATCGGTTATACGCATAAGTTATTAGATAATGCGGAAAGTAACAGCGATGGCGCACCCCCAGTACTTACATCACCAAATGGTGAAAGACCTTCGGGGGCTATGCCATCGCTGATAATAAAGGTACGCTATTTTTAGATGAAACACAAGAAGAAATCGCTGATTATTTAGTGGAAATTCTTGAAATTCGCGATAAATATGGGAATTTAATTGACTTAGATCGATTAGGAGCTGAACAGGGAAACGCAATAGAAAATAACGTAGAAGAGAATTTACCCGAATTAGTGCTACCAGAGAATGCAAGCCGTAAAGCACTCAGCACAGCAGTTGAAAAATGGTTAAAAGCGAACTTACAGGGTAAAACAATTAGAACGGTGGATGGCAAAGAAGTCAGATTTAACAGTAAGCAAAGTGTTAAGCATCTAGTTAGTGATGGCAGAAAAGGGAAATTAAATGCTATTGCCGTATCGAAAATTGTCGAAGTATTTACAACAGGAAATGCTCAGGATAGAGAAGAACTTACGAAACCAAGAAAAGATTTTGTTGCTTTCCACCGTTATGACAAATGGCTTGACATTGATGGAATGAAAGTACTTGCTGTTGCTAAGGCTGGAGAAAAAGAAAATGGGGAATTAGAGGCATTTGAAGAGTTAATTGCTTATTCATCAGCAGTCTATAAAACCACCTTAGATAACGCATTCCAGAGTCTTGGACGTAACAATACGCAAGCGGGGAACTTTAATTATGCTGAAGGTGGTTTGCACAATAATACCGCTATTTTAGATGATTCACAAGAAGACGAACCATTAGCAACGCTCACGATCTTAGAAATTCGTGATAAAAATGGTAACCTTATTGACTTAGATCAATTAGAAGCCGAAGAGGGAAGCTCAATGGAAAATAATGTAGAAGAGAATGCACAAAAACAAGCTGATATCCAGTTTTTGCAAGATGTGATTGAGGGGAATGTGAATGTATTTGATGCTACTTTTAACGCAAAATTATCAGAGATTGCAAGTCGCTTGCAAAGCTCTAATATTGAGTTAGTTCAGCAGGCTGCAAATGCTTATGTTTCCAAAATGACTGAAAAAGCAAGACAGGCATAAGGGGAATAGATAATGGATGCTTTATTAAAAATTAAGTTGGCAGGCGAATTAAATGATGCTGTCGATGCAATGACAGCGGAAGCAAATCCTATTCAAAAAATTGCGTTAGCAGGTAAGGTTCAGGCCTTACTTGCTCAATTAGGCGTGATTGATCGTGAGTCAAATAAACAAAATAGCTATGCAGATGTGCTGGTTAAGGATTTAGATCGCAATATATTATTGGTTCAACGTTCGCTTTCTGACAAATTTAAACCTGGTAAATGGTGGATCCCAGGCGGACATATTGAAGAAAACGAAACTCCCGCACAAGCAGCGATTCGTGAATTAAAAGAAGAAACAGGTATTAAAGCTAGTACTGTTGAATTTCTAGAGCAAAAAAAGCTACCAAGTGGCGGAGAATCGCACCGTTTCTTATTGGTAGTTGATGCCTCTCAAAACGTGAAATTACAAAAAGAAGAATTGCACGATTTTGCTTGGGTTTCTATTGGTGATGCTCAATCTTATCAATTAGTAGGTGAATATTCAGATTTAAAATCATTGTATGAAAAAAGTTTAGGGCTAGGAGACAAATACGAATCACAAACAGTAGTTAATCCTACAGATTTATTTAATTACAATCCCGAAGGCATAACTCAAACTCAACGACAAGCGGCCAACAATGCGGCAATTGAGATTGTACAGAAAGTTCAACGTGGTGAGATGAATATTGATGACATTACACAAGAACAAAAAATCATTTTATCGCATTATTCTGGATCTGGTGGTGGGTTGACTACCGCTGAAGGAACTCGAGGATCAAGCTATGAATATTACACGCCAAAACCCATCGCACAAGGAATGTGGGACTTGCTAACGGAAATGGGATTTAGTGGTGGGAAAGTGCTTGATCCTTGTGCGGGAACGGGGATTTTTAGTGCGACAGCCCCCAAAATGTTTTAATGGAAAGTATTGAGCTTGATCAGACGAGTGGCACAATCAATCAGATTTTATTTAATGATGATAGCCATAAAGTTACGATCAGTCCCTTTGAGGCGGTTGCTGCTGCGACAGAAGATGAAATTGTTGATGCAGTGATTACCAATGTTCCTTTTGGGGATAATCGCGGGGGTAATCAATTTAAAGATAGCCGTTATCAAAAAGAAAACCTAGAAAGTTACTTTATTTTGCGTTCGCTAGATAAATTACGTCCGAATGGGCTGGCTGTGTTTATGAGTGGCACAGGCATTATGACGGGAACACGCTATCGCAAAATCCGCCATCAAATTTCTCTAAAAGCGGAATTTATGGGGGCGTATCGGTTGCCGAATAAACTGTTTGAAACTGCTGGGGCTGATGTGGTTACTGATGTATTGGTCTTTAAGAAACATAGCCGACCTAACAAACTGATTATTGATGAGTTGGCAAATTCATCACCAGAAATATTAAAAGAAGCGAACGTTTTATGGGAAACCTTTATCAGTGGGCGTTATTTTAAAGCGAACCCACAATATATTCTGGGTACAGAAAGCAAAGTGCGGTCAAAATATGGTGAAGATGTTTTAGCGGTAATGTCTGATGAGAGTGTTGCCAATATTGCTAAATTATTACGTCGTTTTGAGGGTTCACGGATTGACTGGGCATTACTCAATGCCGCAGATGAACCCGTCATCACCTATCAAGAGGGCGAAACCTTATATTTTGATGGTGTACTTAAAGAATATAAAAAGGGAACTTGGGTGAATGCCAAATTAGCTGAAACGAAGCCAACGTTGATTGATGATATTTACACCGAATTAGAACAATACCATTCGCCACTTGTTGCGATTGAAAGTGATCTTGATTTAAATCGGTTGTTGGAACTTATCGCCCAAGTGAGATCAATGGGACTAGATAGCCAGAAAATCCCGCAATGGGTAAGAGGATTGATGGTAAGTGCAAGAAATTATAGTTAATCGTTAGAATAATGGGTATTCAATGATGTTGGCGTGTAGGGTGACCATTTATACTACTACACGCGAACAGAACAAAATAACTTAACTAAGCACCGCCATCTCCATCACTGTCAGTGATAGAGCCGTTAGAATGAATATCGCCAGTTGCATTAATGTCTCCCTCCGTTGAAATATTGCCTTTGGCATTAAATCCGCCTTCTATGGAAACATCGCCAGAAGCACTTAATGATCCGTTGATCTGTACCGGTGCATTAAAGACAATTTTTCCGCTAGTTACGGTGAATAAATCTGTTGCGGTTATTTCGTGGGTTTTGGCACTTTCTTTCATTACATTTTCGGCTTTGGTTTCAAAGTTTTTATGCTCAAGAAAGCGTTTATCTTTATTGACTCCTGTATTTTTATTGCGAAAGCCCATTACAATAGGGCTATTTTCATCGCCGCCGTTAAACATAATCCAAATGGCATCACCGGGGAGAATTTTATAGCCCGTATCAGCGGGTCTATCGGCAAGCGGGTAGCAAATTTCCGCTTCGGGAAATTGATCTGCTCCATCGGTATAGCCTGGAATGGCGATTCGCATTTTTACACCGTCCCAACTTTTCACTTCAGCAGGTAATAATTTCATTTTTCCTCCTATTTTGTTTTATTCACCATATTAGATAATTCGCCCAGCCAAAATCGGCTTAATTGCGATCCTGAACCAGCGTCAAACTGGCTGAATAGATGGGTTGCAGTGATGATTACATACTTTTTATGTTCCACTTCTATGATATCTCCAGCATTGATATTAGGAGTCAGCCTAGTTGTCCATACTTTTCGTTGAATTAGGTAAGTGGATAGATTATTTAAGATTTGCTTATCGGCAAACATTGCAAAATCCGCTCCTCGTCCTAATTTGGTGGTTGATGTAATTACATCACCATTTTCTGTATTTGAATAATAGGCGGGTATTTCGTGTCGTTCGACAAAACCACTAATAAATTCTTGTGTACAATCTTGTTGCAAAATTTCTTTAGGTGGCTGTTCAAATAGATCTCGTAATCGGGTAAAAGCGATAGTTTGTTTGCCATCCCAAACTATCGTTGCTGCTTCACGTTGCAAAGCTTGTTGAATTTGAAAACTCGGTGGGGAGCCGATATAACAGGAAAAACGACGCACTTTAATATCCTTTGATACGCCAATAGTTGCTCCGCAAGCACGATAAATTGTGCTAAAATTCGTATTTTCTTTTATGATGGCTTTTTGTTTTGCGAAAGCAATTTGATGACAAGAATCTAAGATTGCAATGACTTTAGTCAGGGTGTAGTCTGGGTTTCCCTGGGTTCTAATTCCATCGCCTTGCTTTGAGGTAGCAATAATTCGATACTTCACGTCTTTTTCAGCGAGTGATATGATTTCCCCTTCTTGAATAAATTCATTTAATTCATTATCAACTCGAATCAAACATTCAAGGGTTGATGGCACAGCAGTTAAATCTGTCCTTTTGATCACAAGAGGCGTTAAATCACCTCGCAACACTTTGTTATTAGGTAAAATAATTTCCATTATTAGATAGTGATAATATCGAATTGAAATGCTAAATGCTGAATTTCTTGTTCTTTTTGTACAATATCGCTATTGATTTCCGATACTGTTCGTCCATAGACTTCAACGCCTAGAGTACGGCTCGCTTCAAGAATGAGTGCATTTTCTCGTTCCACATAAAGCTCAAATAACGGTGAAATGACAGTAAGTTCACTTTTGGTTAAAGGGGTATCAGGAGTAATTTGCTTTGATCCTTCTTCAGAAAATGCCAATCCGCCAAAACCCTCATAATAGCGAGTAGCTTTAAGGGCTTGGGATAAAATGACATCATCAGTGATAACAAGCCCTGTCGGACGCAAATGCCCTGAATAATTTTCAGCAAGTTCGCTTACCGTCATTTCTATCATTGATTAGTAGCCTCCCATTAAGGTTTGAACGTTCCCTTGTTCAATCTCACCGAAGTAATTGCCTGAAATATCACCCTCGATAAGCAGGATTTCGGTATTTGACTGCATATCACGCTGTGTTGGTGCAGCTTGTTCAAAGAAGCATTTTTCTAAGCGTTTTCGATTGACATATTTGTCAGGATCGCCGTGATATAGCCACGCATTGAAGTAACCGCCTTTCAGTTTGATCTCGTCAAGCATTGCTTGAACAGCACGATCTTCGGTTTCTAAAAATGATGCTGAACCATTAAATGCCGTTTTTGCTTGTTGAGGCTTATAGTAAATGTTGCCAAGTGGGGAAGGGACTTCAATATTCCCGCTAATGCCACTAGAGGGATCAGGAAACGACTTAACTTTAATGAAGAAATTCTCGTAACCATCAATGACTAAAGTGGCATCAGAGTTCGTCGCGTCTGCCCCCATTGTTTGACGTAATGAAAAATGATTTTTCAAATGTCCAGCTGTTGTTAATGCCATAAAAAGCTCCTGTATTGTGTAAATAGAGCTTTCATTTTAGAAATGAGCTGAATTCGGATTTTTGGATTTTTCCTAATAGGAAAATTACCGAGGCGAGAAGATAGCAGAGCTAGATAATGTGGCATCTCAATTTGCCAAGGAGTAGCACAATGTCAGAAAAAGATGGGTTATTTGAAAACCCGAATCAAAATGAAGCACAAACCGTAGAAGAACAAAAACGTGATACCTTAGTTGAGATTAAGGAAGATACCGCATCTATTCGCGATATTTTGGAGAATTTTGGTGGTCGTCAAATTGCACTGTTAGCACAAGCCGAGAAACAAGCAAAATCGCGTCATTTGTCAGAAAAACGCACAAACGAGGAATTAATTCAAGCACTGAAAACACCCAAGGTCGTTGATAAAGTGCGGTCAAAAAATCAGGAGAATTTGCATAAAGTAAAACAGAAAGAAGAACGAAATGATAAATCAAGATTTGACACTGGACATTTTAAAGAACGTAAAACACATCCAGGAAAAGAAAAATTAAATCCAGTTGTAAAAGCACGTCAGACAAAAAGCTCGAAACAGCAAACGCAACCTATTCTTGAACAGAATAAACCACCAAAGAAAAAGGAAAGGACTGAGAATGCTGAAGTGCTTCCTAACCAATGGCAACGAGATAAAAACGGGCGTGTTCGAGATAAAGACGGACGTTTTGTCAAAGAGGCAGAACTTGATGAACAAGGCATAAAAAATCCGACTAAATCAGATTCGGAGGAGGAAACACAGGAACTTGCACGCGAAAACGCAATGGTTGAAGTGCTAAGTGGAATTAAAGATGCCATAGATACCCCTGATAATCTCGATCCGCTTATTGATGGCGTCAAAGAAATTACAGGGCCGCTAGGTTCGGTATTTGATACCACGAAAACTGTTGTTGGTGCTACTGGGCGAGGATTTGGCAAGTTATTTGGAGGCCAAGATAAAGAGCAGCGTCAGCATAATCGTTTCTTTCGATTTTTTAAAAAATTCACTAAGCAACAGGAAAAAGCTGATAACCAACAAAATAGTTGGCTAAAGCGGATCTGGAAGAAGCCTAATGGAAATGGCGTTTTTGGGCGATTATTTGGGTTATTGAGAATGTTTGCCCGCTTCCCTTTCCTTTTGGCTCGATTACCTTTTATGTTTGCCACTGCAATTGGAAGAGGTCTTTTAAAAATGCTTGGCGGTGCGGGTAAATTGGGTGCTGGGCTTTTGGGAGGTATTGGCAAACTTGGTAAAGGTATATTTGGTGGGCTTGGACGATTAGGGAAGGGGGCATTAAAGAAAATTCCTATATTAGGTTCACTTTTAGCAATTGGCGATGGCATTGGCGGATTATTTGATGATAGCCGAGATGAAGAGGGAAAATCAAACCGTGGTAAACGTGTCGGCGGGGCTGTTGGCACCTTAATTGGAGGGGGGATTGGATCGCTTTTAGGGCCTGTTGGCACGATTGCAGGGGCAATGATCGGCGACTGGATAGGTGAAAAAATTGGTGCGTGGGCGGCAGATTTTGATTGGAGTATTATTGGTAAAAAAATTACAGGTGCTTGGGATGCTTCAATTGCGTGGATAAAAGATACTTGGGACAATCTTAGTTGGGATAGTTTTTCCGCTAAAGTCAGTGCAGCGTGGGATAGCACAAGCAGTTGGATCAAAACGCAATGGGATAGTCTTGATTGGGGAAGTTTTGGGGAAAAGCTAAACCAAATTTGGGAGGGCGTGAGTAGTTGGATTACATCTGTTTGGAATGAATTAGATTTCTCAGGCGTATGGAAAACAACTAAAAATATTGGTGCAAAAATAAAGGATGGTGCAGTAGGACTTGGGATTCAAGCTGTACAGGGTGCAAAAAATATTGGTTCATCAGTAAAAAACTGGGCGGTCGATAAAGCCGATTCTGCGATCAGTACGATCAGTGGGTGGTTGGGGCTAAATCATTCAACTCCTACAGAAAACTCGCCTCAAGAGGTAGAGCAACAGCTTCAACAAGTTAATCATTCTCAAGAAGAAAATGTAAATGCAATCAGTAATACGAATGAACGAGTATCATTGAGTAATGAATATCTAAGTTTAATTTTTACAACATTAAATGACATTTTTGCTTTTCTAAAAGAGAAATTAGGAGGTGCGACTTATATAAATGAGCAAGTAGGCTACCCGACTTCTTCTATAACTGAAAACGGTATGCCTGTGAGCAATTCATCTAGTGTGGTTTCATTTGATAATAAAGGGGATGCCGCTAAAGCGAGAGATGCCTATATTGAAATTGCTCGAAAGAATGGTGCATCAGAACAAGATATTCGTTTTGCACTTGCTAATATGGCGAGAGAAACAGGCGATTTCGCACACGGGGCATCTGAAAATATGAATTATAGCTCGGCTGAACGCATTATGGCTGTACACGGTGCAAAAATAAAAAAATGGGGTGGGGATGTAAACACGTTAGTTCGTAATCCTGAGGCACTCGCTAACGTTGTATATGCTGATGCGAATGGCTCTAAGCTAGGTAATACTCAGGAGGGAGATGGTTGGCGTTTCAGAGGTCGCGGGCTTGTTCAATTGACTGGAAGGGCTAATTATATGCGATATGGACAAATGATCGGGGAAGATTTAGTGAATAACCCTGACTTAGTTAATGATCCAGTTATCGCCGCCAAAGTCGCCGACGCTTATTTAAAAGATCGATCTTATGGAAAAGATTTTACGCGTTTTAGTGCGGGTATTATTGGTAATGTAACGACAAATGCTCACGGAAGGGATGCCTTGCTAAAAGGGCAAAGCAAATTAAATTCTGTTGATAAATTTATGAATAACCCTGTCGAGATGACTGGATTAAGTAAACAATATGTAGAGAAAAATACAGACTTACTTTCTCAGATGAAACCGGTTTCATCGATAGATGGTATGGTTATACCTAAGATTAAACAGCCACAAGATACCTCAAAAGAGTCGCTAAAAATCGTTGAGCAAGAGACGGCAAAAAAAGCAACAATAGAGCAACAAAAAGTCGAACAATCTACTGCTCAAGCATCGAATTCATTAGATCCAGCTGCTCAATATTTGACTCAAGATGTTTCTGATCGTCGTATTGCTCATATCGTAACGGGTGGAATAGCACAGAAAGGGAGAATTTAATGATGGCAAGACAAGCATCTATCGCGTCCATTGAATTAAATCACCAAAAAGTTCGGGCTAAACAAGAGATTAGTCGAAGAAATCACGTAGAGCATTCTCGATTATTGCCTGAACATAGAATTGCTGAAATGTATGGTGATTTATCTCAGGGGAGTTTTTCTGAGATTTTAAATACCACATTAGGTGGGGTGTCAAGACCGATCACTGCAGAGGACCTCATTGAATTTGATAGAAAACGACATCGTTTAGATAGCAAATATAAAGAGGGGGTAACAGCTGAGTTTGTGATTAATAAGTCTCGTGCGATTGATAGAACCAGAGCAAGTAAGGAAATTCCTTGGGCACAGCCTGTTGCTGCAAGCTATCTCCCATCAAGAGGATCTTTAGTGATTACTTTTATCACAGCAGCAAGTGGTAAATATAATGAGACTAAACATTATGTCAATGTTGAATTTACTGCATTTGGTTCAATTACCAAACATCTGATTAACCTCGAACCTAAAAAGCAAGCCGAAATTGATGCCAAACAACTTAAAACCTCATTATTAAAATTTGATTGTGATTGTGGACGGCATACATTCTGGTATCGCTATATTGCAACCATTGGCGGGTTTGCTTATGTGGGGACAAATCCATTAGCACGAAAAGAAACAGCCTATCCTAAAATCCGCAATCCTAATTTACACGGTATTGCTTGTAAACACGTTTTGCGGGTAATGCAAACCATTCAGAAAAATGCAGGATTTCATAAGTTTTTGGTGAAAGCGATTTTGAAACAATATCAAGTGAAAGATAAGACGAAAATAGTCAAAACGCAAACCACAAGGCGACAGATGGAACGGCATATTGCAAAAATGCAAGTTGAAAATGGGGATATTTTAAGTGAACAAGAACAAAAAATAGCAGCGACCTTATTTTCTCGTTATCGCCAAACATTAAGTAATCCAACACCAACGCGATTTAGGAAAGATAGAAAAAATGCACAACAAAAGCTTAATGTATTATCTGCCTTGCATCAAGTTGAAGCACAAATTAGACAAAATAAAACAGGGGAGGAGTAAATGGGAATTTTTGATGAAGTTGGTTCTAAAGGAAACGGAGCAATGGACTTATTTGGCGATAGCCCATTAGGGAAGATAGGAAATACGCTTGTTAATCAGGGCGTAAAAATAGCAGCGTCTAAAATGTCTTCTGATAAGCTCCCTTTTCTTAATGGGGCGGTTCAACTTATCAATGGAGGATTTAATGCTGAGAATGTCGCAAATGTTGTGGGATCAATTATTAACTCAAATGTACTCAATAAGTTTATACCAGGATTAATAGGTAGCGATTCCAGTAAGTTTTGGCTTGCAAGTAGTCCTTTGACAGCGAAGTTATCTCAGGAAGAAGTCAAAAGATTAATAATGTTATCCTATGCGACAGAGCAAGCAAGAAAGAATTTATGGCTCCTAAATATCTCCCCTTATTCAGGATCTGCATTTGGAAGTCTAAGCGGAATGATTAGTCAGGCAGTCGGTTCTGAACTCTCGTCTAGTATCGGTGGTGCGTGGGGCAAAGCTGCGGGATCAATTACAACAACTGCCATCAATCACGCTATTAATTCAATCCCTGTTTTGAATGCATTAGGAGAACAAGGCGGAGGGATTACCTCTAATTTTAATATGTTAGCGACAGAAATTAATTACACGCCATTCTCCATTGAGGCTGATCAGTACAATGTCGGTTCGGCAATCATTGATGGCGTAAAAAGCTCACAACAGGCGGAAATATCGATCACCACAATGGACGATGAACAAGGCACAATCAAACGCTTTTTCAAACAACAAGCCTCAGCAATGATCCATAAAGATGGCACGGTGGGCGTATTATTAGACGGTTTAGTGCAAATCCGCATTCTGCACGCTTTTGTGAATGATGCGACAAATAACGGTGGCTTTGAAGAAACCATTATCGCCCGCCCTGTTGGCATTGAATATGATTTCAGTCGCCGAGAAGACGCAATGCAAGAATTTACGATGCGATTTGTTCAAACGGACACGTTTATTCAGTAAGTGGTAAAGATAAAGAACCGCACAACAAAGTGCGGTCGTTTTTTTCTTACTTTTTCACTAACAAATCTGTGGTTATTCCACAATAATGCCCATCGCAGTCTGAAGCTAAATCGAGTTCGTACGCACACCACAACAAGCCGATAATCATTAAAATTCTGAACATAATTCCACCTTTTCACTGAATTTAGGTTGAGCAAAACCGCCACACGGTTCACGAGGAAGTGCGGTCGGTTTTGGTTAGGTTTTTAACGTAAGTAATTTACGGTTTTTGTGGGGCTTTGCTCTGTTCTTGGGCTGTTAAAAATCAAGTTTTCGATTTCTTCGCGTATGTTTTTATCTTTAAGCGATTGGGTGTGCTTGGCGATAAAGCTTTCTAGCGTTTGTGCAAGGCGATTGCTCGCAGTGCCAAGGTTGAAAGCGGTTTTGTAGTTTTTATGGCTTTCCAAATCAGAAAATAAATCTTCTAAACGCTCCCAAGCGGCAACAGAATGATTGATGTAATTCATTGCTTTAGCTAGCATATAGAAATTTTCCATATCTAACGCAAGGCTATTGGGTGGCAATTCTTGCATTGAGTGCATTGAAGCAATGTAAATCATCACATCACGATGATCTTTGCGTTTGATTTGCTCATATTTCGCCACCGCAAATTTATTTTTCACTCTTGCCCAGATTTCGCCATAACTCATTTTGGTACGTTGATGAGTTGCAGCAACGGCGTTTTGAATAAGGCGTTGTTCTTCGGGGGTGATGGTGTCGTTTTCTGTTGTTAATAAGTTTGCCTGTTTTTGCCCGATTAGTATTTTCTCGATTTCTTCATCGCACCAAATTGCAAATTCAACATTTAACCAACGGGCGAATGGAACAGCTAAACGGCGATGTAGCCAAGTTCCTTGCTTTGATAAATTTTTACCACCTCTTACTGTTTTTACAAAGTGGGATTTTTCCACTTTGGTAGCGTTACCAGATTTTCTTGTTTCGGCTTTTGATAAGGCTTCAATGTACTCTTGTGTGGTTGGTAAATTTAGCCAATCATTAGGGCGTTTGTTAAAGCGTTTAGCAATTGCTGTTGCATTGAGATAAGCGTCGTTTTGAAAGAAAACTTGAGTGCCGTTGTAATCAGCGGTGATGATATTTGACATAATTGCCTCTACTAATTTTCTGAATAATGTCAGTTGCCTTTATCATAAAGGTAACTGGTGATCGAGTGGTTCAGAAGCCTAGTAGTAAGCTGGAGTTATTTCCCTTTCGGGTATTGTATTCCTCACCCACTCGATCATTGATTGTCATTTACCGTTTTTTGTTAAACTTGGCTGAGAAAAGGAGAAACACCAAATTTTAGACACAAAAAAACCGCATTGGATTTCGGTTGCGGATTCCCGCTACTAAGGTTCTGACACCTATGAAACTAATAGTAATGAAATAAATTTGGGTTGTCAAATGAAAAACCCCTACCAATTTTCACTGCTAGGGGTAATTGTACTAAGGGGGTTATTCTGAAATTTCTTTTAGTGCGCCATTTTTTTTCGCTTGTTGATACGCTTTTTTAAATTTTTGGGCTGCTTGTTTTTTCATTTCGGCAGCGGTCGTTTTCTTCATCATTTTATTCCTCCTTGTAGGATGGGGTTTTTATCACAAAACAATCTCTATGACTGCCTAAATCCGTTATTGGCTTAAAGTTTACCATAAAATCGCTTGGGTTTGCACAAAGTTTTTTATACATTCTGATTAATGAAGGGCGTTCCCCTACAAAAACATAGCAATCTGGCTTAAACCTTAAATAATGCTGATAGACAATTTCCTCAAGTTTTTGTTTTAATTCAGCAATTTGTTTTTTGCCAAATTTATGATCCAACGGTGGCGCGTACAAATCATCATTTTCTGTTTCAAGATAATCTTTCACAAGAAATTTAATAGAATATACCTGACGATGATGAATGTATTTTGTTATATTTACGTCATCGTTAAAGAAAAATAACGTTTCATCATCTTTTGAAAAAATGGCTAAATAAGTTACATTTTCAATATTAAATTCGGTATGAATATAAGTGATGTTATTCTCACTTGTTTCGACAAATTGCACTTCTAGTCCTTAAGTTGGGTTGCCAAGAGGTTCGAAAACCGCCAAAGGAACGGTCGGGATTATTCCCCTTTCGGGTGTTTTATTCTCCGCCCTCTCGGCATAGAGTGATATGTGCGTTCAATTCGTTATGAGAAAAAAGGAGAAACACAAATTTTACGCATAAAAAAACCGCTATGCTGTCGGGTGCGGATTACCGCCTTTGGTTGTAGGTTTCGACGCCTATGTGGGTAATATAAAAGAAAACCCTGCTGAGGTCAACAGGGATTTAATTTTTCGTATGCTTAGAGCTTATTCAATAATGGTAGCTCAATTTGCATTTTGTCTTCAAATAATCGAAGTGTTGCCTCAATTAATGGTTTTTTCTCTTTCCATTGGTTTAACCCTTTGCCACAAAGACTAGCAAATTGTTTTTCGGCATTATGCTCACCTAATAATTGATAATACTGCTCTAGTAACCCTGCCGCCCCTTTTGCCAATTCACCAGCCATATAATCAAAAGCTTGAATATAAGCAATTTTCATCTTCATTGCTTTTTTGGATTTATAGCCCATTACAAGTAACATAAATCCGTTTTTAGTTAAATTATAATAAGGTGTGGGTTTACCATTCTGTAACTTATTGATTTTAAAACAAACCTCAAAATTGAGTTTTGCAAAATCCTCATCGCATTCTTGTAGAATAGCCCGAATATCACGAATAACATTATCGTGTCGCTTTCCAAACACTTTTGCCACAATCTCAGAAGTGGTTACCGTACTGTTATCTTTAATTTGTACAAACTGTTTAAAATTTTCTGGGTTGGCTAATTGCATTTTAACTTTCCTTATTTCCGCTAGGTGACTCAAGCACCCTAAAAGAAACAGCGAGCGGAAAGTATAAACGCTGCTTTCGTGAGTACTGGCACTATCTTTTAGGGCTTGAGTGAATAATAAGAAATAGATGAAAAGAGAAATTTTGATTTTTCCTAATAGGAAAATTTCCCAATGGTCTAACTTTACATTATTCATAATTCTCTTGAGAAAATATGACCAAGGGGAAAACAATGCTCTCTTTAAATGATTTAACCACGGCAACTGTGGTTTTGGCTTATGATGAAGCCGAACAAAAACACGCCAATCAATCTAACATTAACAAACTTGAACTCTACCCTACGCTTTCAGAGCAAATCAAACGCTTGCGTCTTACTAAAACACGCGTCCCTGTGTGGTTTGATAAACGAATGAAAGGCACATTGAAGATTATGACTTCAACGCCTAAAGTTTATGAGGTAAAACATAATCGTTTTTCTGAGTATTGGCTCGGGCAAACGGCACAAATAGCAGAACAAAACACCTCGCTTAGCGTTTCACAACAATACGAAAAATTGCTGTATGAGCAAGGGGCGAAATTTGGGCTTAATGGAGGAATTTCAAAAGCCATTTTCCAACAACATTTTCCAGAGATTGATTTAAATCAATCTCAAGAATGGTGTGTGAGCTTAAACGGTGAAAATATTATTTCCGCTGAGGATTATTATTCGGGAAACTTTGGAGATTTTCGAACATTACACGAAGAGGCGATTGCTCAAGCTGAGGGGGAACATAAAATACAGCTCATTAATCAACTTAATGCAGCAGAAGAACGGTTATTGCGTGCAAATGTGCGTGATATGGATTTTGAGATCACAACCAGTTTTGTTAGCCTTGAAGATCGTGTACGTTTTCTTAATCAATATGTTTCAAATGGCAGGGGCAATTTCATTGTTCGTACCAATACGAAAGGGGAGCAGGTGGTTGAGTTTAAGCCCTCCCGTTCATCTTCTTATGAAAGCATTGAAGACAAAGTATTAAAGCGTGTAGCGAACTTTGTCACCACACACAGCTTTACCACGGCGGCGAAAACAAAAGAAGAAGACAAAGAACGTCGAGTATTAATGAAAAAAATCCTTGCTTCTGCCAATATTCGTTTCTCTGCGTGGGTGAAATCTAATTCAAAATTAATGGGTGAAATCGATAAGAAAGTCAATGATCCTGATGCGTTAATGTTCCGCAATATTGAGAATGGCGAACCATTAAATATGATAGGGATAAATTCAGATTTCCAACCCCGCCCTCATCAAGCGGCGTTTATTCGCCAGCAATCACGTCAATTTGGTGGGATCTGTGGATTTGATGTAGGGCTTGGGAAAACGGCGAGTGCGTTATTAACCATTCAGCATTTACAATCCATTAACATTAAAAAGAAAACGATTTTCTGTGTGCCTAATACGACGCTGACTAACTGGAGAAAAGAGGCAAAAGGCATTTACGCTGATGAGGTTTTTGCACGTTGTTTATTTGTTGGTATTAGAGAAGATAAAGCTGGCAATCTCAGCGTAAAATCCAGTGAAGTGCCTGCTGATTTAGTGTCAATTTTGGACAATAAGCACGATAAGATTTTTATGACAATGGAAGCTTTTGAATCCATTTCATTGAAAGACGATACGCTTGAACGTTATTTATCGGCACAAGGTCAATTTGATCGCCAATATGAATTTGGAGAACGTACAGCGGATAATGAGCGGCTTAAATCGGCATTAGCCAAATTGAAAAAATTAATTGGCTCTAAAATGAAAAACGAATTATTGGAGCTGATGGGCATTGATAGTCTTGTGATTGATGAAGCTCATAATTTCAAAAATGGCAAAAAAGGAAATTTTGGTAGCCGTGTTAAATGGCTTTCACTTGCTGATCCCTCAGCAAGAGGTGTGAATGGTGCGGTTAAAGCCTGGTATATACGAGGGCAAAATCAAAAGCAAGATGGTGTACTTTGTCTCACGGCAACCCCTATTACGAATTCCCCATTAGAAATTTATTCAATGCTTTCTTTGGCTGTCGGCGAAGAAAAAGTCAATGGTCTTACAGGGATTAAAGGTGCGGATCAATTTTTGGAAAATTTTTGCTATATTGAGACCCGCGAGGAAAGTACCGTAGATGGGCGAGAAGTGGAAACTGAAGTTTTTTCTGGGCTACGTAATGTTGGCGTGCTTCGCAAACTTATTCAATCCGTTGCGGCGATTAAAAATGCTGATGATTTACCAAATGGGCGAGATTACATTCCAGAAAGTGAAGAAAACGAAACTCATATCGCTTTATTTGAAGAAACTAAAGCAGCAATTGAAACATTAAAAACCGATTATCGTTTAGCCAAACGCTATGTGGATAAAAACGGGGACGTGTCTTTGGAAACACAAGAACATATGATGGCTCTTACACTTAAAACAGGTGAAACGCCAGAAGTGTTGGCTCACCCATTTAATTTTATTAATAAAGTAACAAAAACCTTACTTGATCGAGATCTGAGTTCAGAGATGACGCGTTATTTTATTGAGCCAAGTCAAAAAACGCTAGCTAAAACGGTGATCGAACAGTTTAACAAGCTCAATTTAAAAGAAGAACGTGAGAATTTGATTGGTACAACCGCAGAGATTATTCTTGATACGATGATGGCGAAAGATAAAGAAGGGATTGACGATTTCGCAACAAAAACGCTTTATACTGTTCAGGTTATCGCTCGTTTAATTAACAACCAGATAGAATTAACCACGACGGATTTTGAAAATCAGAGTAAATTTTTGAAACTTGCTGAAAAAGCGGGGTTAGCACTTGATGTAAAACTCGGTTCAAAAATGGCCGCACTTTTAGAAAACGTTAATCTTGAGCGGGCTAATCCGAAAGCCAAAGGGGGCGTGTGTAAGCAAATTATTTTTTGCGATATGATCGGCTCACATAATAAATTAAAGCTCGCCCTCGTCAATAAAGCCAATATCCCAGCACATAAAATTGTGATTTTTAATGCAAAATCCGTGAAAGACAGCGGAGAGGTGCAAGAAATTCAAGATGGCTTTAATGCGGACACCGTTATTGATGAAAATGGCACAACGCTTTCTGAAAACAAATATGAAATCATTATTGCCAATAAGAAAGCGGAAGTGGGAATCAACCTACAAAAAGGCACACAAGCTATTCATCATTTAACGGTAGGCTGGACACCCGATAGTTTGCAACAGCGTAATGGTCGTGGTGTTCGTCAAGGTAACTATTTAGCACAAGAAGGCATTGCGGTGAATGTTTATCATTATGATGCGAATGGTACATTTGATAGCTATAAACGCAAGTTGATTGGAAATAAAGCGAGTTGGATTAATCATTTACTCTATGGAGATGAAAATAAAGTTAATATTGAAAATGGACTAAGCAAAAAAGATCAGGAATATTTAGCTGACTTAATGGGTAATGAAGAAGCCTATAAACAGGCTGAGGAAAAACTGAAAAAACTTAACGAAGAAAAACGTTTAGCCACGCTTAAACAGGATTTTGTCAATACCTATCAAATGGCAGAAACGATCAAAACAGAAGCACAAAAAATCCGTACTTTTGATGATTTTCTACAATCCCATTTTAATGATGCCGTAAGGCATTTAGAGGCAATCAACAATGAAATCATTGCTCAAATTGCTCCATTAGAGAATAACATTAGCAAAATTCGTCAAGAGTTGGAAAATGAAACAAATGAGGCCACGATTTCAAGCAAACAGAAAAAACGTATTGGTTTGGAAAGCAAGCTTGAGCGAAGAAATGCCGTATTAATGAAAAAGTGGGCGGCATTCGTGCGTCAATACCAATCTATTTATCCCGATGTAATGCCTGATGAGGATTTTAAACGAGCGAGCAGTCTGCTTGAAGAAAGCCAACCTTATTACGGCACCAAATCAAACAGCTTAAAACAAAATCTCGAAAAAGGAGAGCAACACCCACTTTACAATAATTGGGAAGAAGAGAGCGGGGCTTACACACAGATGATAGAAGAGTATGAACATAAGCTATCAGAACTGGCAAGTCAGGTAGATATTGATGAAGAAAGGTTGCAAGCATTAAAAGAGGCAAAAGCCTTTTTGGTGGAGAATTATCCAATATTAGAGGGGGATTTATTACAATCAGAAAATGATTTAATCTACGTTAGTTCGATTAATGATCATTATTTGTTTGGACTTGGGATTTCATTAGAACCTTTAGAGAATAAAGGAATAGATCGTTATAATGAAGAAAAATTGAAGGGATACCACTTAATTAAGGCAAATAGTCCTGAGAGTGAAGTGATTTATCAGCACATTGCAAAACGTGCGGAGCAGTCTTTATCAACCTATGAGTGGTGGACTAAAGAGATGCCTGAAATTGAAAAATATATTGACAGCTCAGCCAAAGTCAAATTGAGTGAAGCACGTCAATATCGATTCAATGATCGTAATCTTGATTTTTCACTTATTTTGAATGAGGAAGACTATCAAGCGTTAAAGCAATCACCAGAAGCTTACGAACATATTCGTCGTATTTATGATGATCAAGGTGTGGAGTATCGAGATAACGGTATTTATGCCCCGATCAGTAATATTTATCAGTCCCGATATTATTGGTCAAACGATGTGAGTGATGAATTATTCACCTTTTATGTGAAATACAATTATCCATTAAATGAGAAGGTAGCTGATGGTTACTTCTCCGATTTAATACACACGCCAATGCCTCAGCCATTAGAGGCGGTAGAAAATGTCTTTAGTCAAATTGATGTTGCGAATATCGAGAGTGGAGAAGCCTTAATTCAGAAAATGAATGAACTAGCCAATGCTCGTCTTGAAGAATTAAAGGTTATTGAGAAGGGGTTTACCTTGTTTGATTATCAACGCGTTGTTTCTTCTCGTATAACGGATTTTAAGAGCAATATTTTCACTTATCTATTCCGCTTGGCATCAGATTTATTTATTGATTACCAACAAAAACAGCTTGAAAAACAGAATGCAGAAAAAGCAAAGGAAAAAGAAGCCTTACGCTATACTCTTCTTGCGAATTATCTGGTTGTTTCGGGCAATACGTTGAAATATCAAGACAGTAACGGGAATAAATTCCGTAACAGTGTAAACAGTGTATTAAAACGTGATGAACTTGATCCTACTTATGCCATTGCGTGGCTGAAGAAAGACAAATCCTTTAATCAGAAAGGTGATGGACAATTCTTCAAACAATTTAATGATGAGCAGTTCGCCGTCTTACCCGCCAACAGCTGGATCATTCATAAGCAGGCTTGGGATTGGCTTGTCGAAGCTTATCGTGAAGATCTCAATAATGCGAAGATTACAGCAAATTCGGTTGTCTAGTCACAAAGTGCGGTCTTTTTTGACCGCACTTTTTTAGAGGTAGTTATCAAGTCCTGCTAAACTTTGAGCGATTTTATCCGACCAGCGGCGATCTATTTCTGTTTGCTCACCAATTTCTGCCGCAATATAATGCGTGCTTTCAAGGAACGCAAAGGCAAACGTATCGCCAATATCAGGCGAGGGTATGCCTTGAGCTTTCATATCGGGTTTACTCATAATTTGGTAGCGGGCTTTATTATCATAATTGTAAGGTATGCGAGTTAATTCATTAATGATGCGTATGCCATAACGATCCGCAACCGCTGCACTAATACCAAAGCGTTTTTCTTGAATGGCTCTGGCAAGAGAAACGATCGACTGTGCACGTAAATTATAAAAACTCTCTTTTAATTCCTTACGGAAACAAAGATTTCCCCATTTCACTTTTTCAATATTTGGCACACCAAGGTCATTAAGGTTATGAATGAAACCTACCCCTAGCCCGCCATAGTCCACGACAAGGGTAGCGTTTTGATAATCTGTAGATTTTCTGGCGACCGCTCTTGCAAAATTCACCGTATCTTGATCATCACGCACAATGGGAATGTCTTCAATATAAACACGGCGGGCATTTTCGCCATACATTCCAAATCCCCACACACGTGCAACGGTCATTACACTGTCATCGCGAAAATCCCCACCTCCGACATCAATAGGGATCACATAGCCCCAATCTTGATAGCCATTTAATGGATTATGTCCGAAGATCGCTTCAACCTCACTACGCCCCAATAAAAAGCCATCGGATTTATTCGGAAATAATCCGCGTACTTTAATGTCGTATTGCTCTTTGCTGTACTGGCGTTTCTTCTCTTGTAAAAATTCATAGCTAACAATGGGAGAAAGTTCAGAATTGAGTGTAAGATTATTCCACGCACCACCAAAAGCACGGCTTAGTTTATGATGGGTTTCATAGAAAAAGCCCGTATTTCGAGTTGGCTGACTGGCAAGCACCATTCTGTTTCGGCGATCAGTGAGTGAACCTGTCAGCACGCCAAAGTGGGTATCTTCAATCCCAGAGGCTTCATCAGCGATGACTAAAAGATAATCGCCGTGCAACCCCGCCAAGTTTTCAGGTTCATTTTTGGGTGCCGTTTTGGCAAGAACGTGCCAATATTGCTTCGCCCCCTTAATATTAATGTCGGTAGCATTGAGTTCTACTTCTTCAGCAACCCAGCTAAAGTTGCTTTTTTTCATTCGATTGAGTGATAACGCAACTTCCTTAAATACTTGTTTTCGTACTTGTTCTACTTTTGGGGCTATAACTGCCGTGATCGAATTATAATAACAAGTTAAGTGCCAAAGTACGATCACCCCAAAGCTCGCTGTCTTTCCCGTGCCGTGGCCAGATGAAATAGAAGTACGAGATCCGAGTGTCTGTACGCTCTCCATCACATCAATTTGCTGATAAGTGAGATCTAATCCGCAAACTTCTTTCGCAAATAAAGGCAAATTGAAAGCGTACCGTTTCACAAAAGCGGCATAACGATGATCTTGAATTAATTTAGGTAGGGTATTTTTGCTCATTCCTCTAGCATAAAGGTTGATTTTTTTAGGAGAGCGGTATTTTTCCTATCTATTCGCCACTGCACTTTATTTCGTAGTCAAATTAGGAAAAATGAAAATTTCTTTCTTCTAGTCATTTGTAAAGTAACGCTGTTTACAAAGGCAGAGTGGCTTCAATTCTCATTCATTGCCCTTTGTAATTTCAATACGTCAATTAATGAAACTATGGAGGGCAAAATATGCCATTTTATGATGATAAACGCTGCCAAGAAGCTCAGTTGTTAATGGATAGTGTACTTGCTGATGTGAATGATGTTTCATCGTTACAGTTAGATTCTGTTGAGCAAATCAATGATAAATTAGGCTCGTTTAATGATGGGAAGGAAGCCAATCAAGTGGGAATGGTGGAAATCCGACAAGCGATTTTAGATGGCATTAATGCCTATGAAAAAGCACACGGATGTAAACCGGGTTCACACTTAGTTGCGTCAGCACTTGAACAAGGAAAAGTGTATCTTGATGATGCGATTGCAACATCAAATTCAATGTCATCAGAAGCACGTGCGATGGTGCCACGCCAAGCCTTGATTGCGATTAAGTCTGTGTTATTTGCGGGTGTGCCATTTGCCTATTATTTGCAAGGGGATAAAAACACGGGTGAAGCACCGTTAATTATTATTTCTCATCACGCGGGAAATAAAACCGGTATGTATGATGTTGGGGGATCATTAAATGGTGTAAGTGGTGGTAATCCATTTATTACTTCCGATCGTACACATACATTAACTTCAAGTGATAAAACCAATTACTCAGGTAAAATTACTTCAGTAATGACCGATTTTGCTCAATGCGATCAGTCTGCTACCGTGATCCCGCTTTATCCTAGTCGTACGCAAATTATGGTAAATGGGTTAGTTGCGGCGACAACTACAAATTCAAAATCTGATACTGAAATGGTTTCGGCGGCAGTAAAAATTGGCGATACGGATTACAGTTTTACTGCCACTGTTAAAATTCAAACTGGCGAAGTTACCGTCGCGTTTACGTCCGCCGTGCCTGAAAATACCGTTGTGGCAGCACGCGGTTATTTGAACGTGGAAGATGTGAAATTTAAAGAGGCAACGCCGTCAGTCAAAACGATTGCAAATAAATATACAATGTTTGCAAAATCCTACCGCTCAAAAGTAGTGGTAACTCCAGAAGCGGAACGTCAGTTTAGTCAAGAAATGGGTATTGATCCCGCGACAGAAGGGACAATGATGATTCGTATGCAATTTGCTCAAGAACATCTTTATAAAGCCCTGAATGATGCGACAACCATTGCGAAATTCCACAATGCGAATGAATTTGACTTTGATTGGGACGAAGCAGGTAAACGCAAATCTCAAGAAGAGATTGCCAAAATTTTATTAAGCAAAATCGATATGATTAGCCAAGAGATGGCAAATCGTAACGGCTCTCACGGGGTATCCCATATTTATGTTGATGATCGCATTCGTACTATTCTTTCTGCACTTGGTGGGGATTATTTTGAATCATCTAATATTTCAGCACGCCCAGGGAGTTATCGCTTAGGTCGCTTAGGTGGAATGTATGAAGTTTATTACACACCGAAAGGCTTAGGTAAACGCACCGAAAGTGGTGGCAAGAAAGCCGCTCGTATGTTGTTGATTGGTGCTAATTCCGCACAACCAGCGTTCAATCCATTTATTTTTGGTGAAGTGGGTGCACCAAAAATTGATCGCATTAACCCAAATTCAGAAAGCCCTGAGGGTGGCTATTGGGTAACGGGTAAAAACTTTGCAGAACAAAACCCCGTGCCAGAGTATGCGGCAAGTGTTGCTTTGCTTGATGTGTTAGACACCCCAAATTGATAAGGAGATTCCCCTATGTTCTTAATTATTGGATCAATGCTAAAAGAAAATGAAGCATTAGCGATCTTAAAACAAGAATGTGGGGAATTTAACTTCCCGCAAAAAATTACTGTAGAAAACCATATGCCCCGTGATGTTGTTGGGGCTTCGGTGAGCCTGTTTTTAGACTCTAATTTAAAAGCAAGCGGTATCACAAAGCAAGAAGTTGAATTTCCGACATTTGGTCATTTAATGCAATTCGTTACGGATATTGAATTGGTGGCAAAAGCAAATGATTTTGAAAAAGCGATCTCACTTTCTATTGCAGAAAAAGAGGTTGATACAGTTGAAGACGCTCACACAGCTGAAGTTGAAGAAACTCATACTGTTGAAACTGAAAGAAACGAAACCGGAGAGAGCAAAAAATCACGTAAACGAAGAGATAAGCATCAACAAAATGAAGATGTTAAACCTGATGAAGAAAACAACAAGGAGTAATCAATGGCAACCAGTTTTAGTCGTTCTTTAGGACACGAACCCGGTGTACAGCTTAATCCAACGCTAGACAAGAGTGAGGGATTTGCGGTTAATGCTGTCGAAGATCAAACATTTGCTGCAGTAGCTCGATTACCACGCGGTCCGATTGGTCGAGCATTTGAAGTACATAAAGGAAATGTCCTACGTATTACCGGTCGTCCTGAGCCTATTCGAGTTAATGCACTGAATGATGCACATACTCAGCTTGTTGAAGCCTTAAATAAGGGAGCAAAACGTGCGGTGATTTCTCGCTTAGTCGGAACGGATGCAAAGAACAAGTGGATTGTAGTGAAAAAGCCTGATAGCCCTAGTGGACGTTATGCGTTAAAAGTTGAATTGGTCGATGAGGTTCCTAGTGATACCTTCATTTTGGCATTAAAACATCACGGCTGTTTTAATGATGGCATACGACTTTCTATTTCAGCACCTGAATTGCAAGATGAAAGAAGCCAGTCAGTTGATGCCAAAATGATCACGTTAAAAGTAATGGATAAAAATAAATCTGTGCTTGATGAATTTACGGGATCAATCGACTTAGATTCTGTTGATGACGATGGCTACCCAAATAGCTTGCAAGCACAAATTGCGAAATACGCCTTTGATGATTATGAACTTGTTTTAGCTCAAGGTGCGGTAATTCCGAAAGATTGTGCTGCTTATGGTAAAAATGAGAATGGCATTCAACGCGTTCAAGTAACAGAGGTGCTATATCCATTTAGTGAAGGGAGCGTGAGTAGTTTCACCGCACTCCAATACCAAAGTGCAGTAAAACAGCTGAAAGATACGGATAGCAATTTTGTCTATATTTCAAGTTTAGGCTCAAATTCTACCGCACTTTGTGCTGCATTAGCACAATTAGGATTTGATAAAAATATTCAAGTAATGATTGATGTGCCCAATCATTTTACGCCAAAACAAGCGATTGCTTGGGTAAATCAATTGGGATTGAGTAGCTATTTATTAAGCTTACTCTGGCATCCTGTGGAATGTAATGATCCTAATGGGGTAAGTGGTCGGGTCAAAATTGGGACGAGTGCTTATCGCTGTGCCTTATCTTGCCAGCGTAATGCCGTACAAAATGCACTTGGCTTCTCTGCCAAACAATACGCGGTAGCGGGTCGTCAATTCCCAATTCAACGACAAGGAATGAAGCAACTTTATAAGCCTGATAATGAGGAATTATCCGATTTAGCAGCGGCTGGAATTACGCCTGTTATTTTCCAAACATTCTCAAGTAGTAGTGGCTATGTTTTTGCTGATGCCATTACCAAAGCGGGAAAAGAAACCAGTTTCTTAAATTTAATTTCTTCTGTTGAAATTATCACCTCGCTTGAACGAGATGTTGCACGTATAGCAAGAGAATTTTTACTCTTTATGCCGATGGAAGAGGCGATAAAAGCAGCATATCGAATGATCACCCAGCATTTTGATGCCGCGAAAACGTCAGGGTGGCTTGTAAATAGCAGTGAATTAGGTGGCAAGGCTTATGAGCTAGAAATTATGCCAAATCAACAACGCCCTGCAGACGTAATGATGGTCAGCTGGCGTGTTCGCCCAGAGGGTTGTGTTCGCCAAATACATATTACATCAACGATTACTCGATAAGGAAAGATTATGTTTGAGCAATTATTACATTTATCACGCCTCCCGAAAAAAGCGGTAGGAAAACCCACCGCAATGGTTGCAAATAAAAATGCAATGATTCTTGATGGTGCGGAAGAAGATAAGCCCGATAACAGACTTGCACTTTTCCAAGAACAGCAAATTGCTTCAGAAGCCTTGAATTATTTCTATGAATGGTGTGAAACTAATGAAGAGGATCTTGAAGAAAACGAAGGATTTGGTGATCGCCTGCTTGGGTTGATGATCGCTGTTGCAGATGATAATCAAGATGGAGAATTAGACGATGACGAGCAAGAGGTTGTTACCATCGGACTAAATGCGGTCTATGATTACTTAATTTCTAAAGGCGTTTCTGAAGAAAATGCAGGGGCACTATTAGATGATTTTGACAATGACCTTGCACGCAATATTCACGAATTTATCTTGACCAAATTGCCACAAGGTGAAGAGGAAATGCAAGGTGAGATGGACGCATTAATTTTCTCAACGGAAGAAAATGAAGCGGTGTTAGATGGTGCATTGGCTGATGAATTAATCACTGATGCCGCTTATAGAAAAGTGTTTGCTATCCGCAATGGCAAGAAAATGCGTATTAATAAACGCATTTCGGGTAAGGTTCGTTTGACCGCCAAACAACGTACAGCAATTCGCAAAGCACAACGCAGAGCTAATACAGGTGCAGCTAAAATGCGTCGCCTGAAATCATTCAAAATGCGTCGCAGAATGGGACTTTAATAGCAGAGCAACCGCATCGAAAGGTGCGGTTTTTTTACAAATTCTTACCTTTAATCCATTCATCCACCTTATCAGCCCACACTTGCAACATTTCTTTTCTTTGTTCTGCATATTCAGCTTTATTATAAACTGCACGCACACCTTGTTGCTCGTGAGCTAAACTTTTCTCAATCCAATCACTATTGAATCCCATCTCGTGTAGTAAGGTGGATCCTGTGCGACGCAAATCGTGTACGGTAAAATCATCGATGAGCTGCTCGTTGCGATTAATATATTGAATACAGTTGGCAATCACTCGATTAAGAGAGCTATTGGCGATAGGTTTTTGCCGATTTATTCGACCTGGCAACAAGTATGGCGAACCCTCTGAATAAATTTGAAACGCTACAATTAAATCAATGGATTGTTCAGACAAATAAACGTTATGTGCACGTTTAGCTTTCATTCTTTCAGCGGGAATTGTCCAGACTTTATTTTTGAAATCGATTTCATCCCATTTAGCGTTGATGAGTTCGCCCTTTCGTACAAGGGTTAACAAAATGAATTTAACCGCTTTTTTCAAACCGAAGTCCGATTGAGTTTCTTCAAGAGCATTGAAGAACAAATGAATTTCGCGTGGAGTTAATGTACGCTCTCGTTTTTTGAATACAGCAATGGATGAATTAGCAATCTCATCGGCAGGGTTGCTAAATTTATGCCCGCGTTGAATAGCATAGCGATAAATATTTGCAATGAGATCACGGACAAATATCGCCGTAGAAGGAGCACCGCGATCTTTGATTTTTTCACAGTGATGACGAATTTCATCAGTTGTGATTTCAACCATCAGCCTATTGCCAAAAGTGTCTTTAATATCTCGCTCGTATGTTGCAATACGTAAGGCTTTTGTACTGTCAGCTAATTTGACGTCAGCAAGATATTTTTCCGCAAAAATACAAAAACGATCTGCATTGCGGATTTTATTACGTTCGGCACGCTTTTGTCTTGCAGGTGAAACCCCTTCACTTACTTGTTTACGAGCAATCATCAAACGCTCACGAGCTTCCGCAAGATTGATGCCATCAACACCGTATTTGCCTATAGTCAGCGTTTCTCGTCTGCCGTTTATACGATAGTCATAGCGGAAAGTGATAGTCCCAGTCACTGACACGGAAACATAAAGTCCATCTCGATCTGCGACTTTATACACTTTGTCTTTAGGTTTAAGAGATTTAATTTTTGTATCTGTTAGCAT